TTAATCGAAGGGTTCCTGGTTCGAGTCCAGGTGGGGGAGCTCAGAGCCCCCGTCCGGTCCATCCGGGCGGGGGCTTTCGACTGTCCCCGTCTGCAGCCAGCTCACCGGAACACCGGTGGCAAGTGCCCACGCATTGAAGATCAGCTTCCGCGGGGACGTCTTCCCGCTCTCCGCGTTCGACACGCTCTGCCGAGAAATCCCGATTCGTTCCGCCAGCTCGGCCTGTTCGAGGCCGGCTTCTTCGCGCGCGATGCGCAGCCGGTGTCGCGGCTGAATCTCAGGTGCCCTGCCCTGGTCATACACGGTTGTCATAGTTCGTAGCTTAGAACCACGTTCGTAACTTGGCAACCGATCCGAACGCTGTGTGTGACGAATAACAACACATAGTCCACAAAAGCCGGTATGTGTTCAATAGTTGACGTGTGCCAAGTTGCACGGTACAACTTGACCTATGCCAAGTATCGAACACCTGCTAACCGTCGCTCAGGTGGCGTCTCGGCTGGGCATCACCCGCCGCGCAGTCCAGCAGGCCATCGCGCGCAACGCGCTGGCCGCCCAGAAGCTCCCGACGAAAACCGGGGCCTACCTGATCGAGCCGGCCGAAGTCGATCGATACGACCAGGCGCGACGTCACGAAACGGCAGTCTCGTGATTGCCATGCAGCGCAACCGATCTCCGCGCAGTCTCGCACTGTGGTTGCTCGGGACCTGTGTGGCCGGTGCGGGGGCGTGGGTGCTGATCCTCTACGTCTTCATGCTCGCTGGTGCGGTTCTGCGGAGTTGGCTGTGAGCGCGCCGGAGCGGGACGGCCTGCGGTTCCTGCTGTCGCCGGACAAGAGAAAGCGTCGGCCGTTCAGGCCTGAGGCCAGCCAGGTGCAGCCTGAGATGCAAGACGAGACGACACGCCGCGACGACGAACGCCAGCGTGCGCAGGACGTTCGGGACGCGGCTCGCCTGGCGACGTTGTGGATGCGGGACGCGATCCGCGCGATCGAGGACCTGGACTACGTCGACCGCGTCGGATTCCTCTCGGAAGGGGCCGACCGTCTCGATGCCGTTGCGGCCGAACTGGATCAGCGAATGGAACGCCTGCAGACGGCGCTCCGCATTGTGCTGGATACGGCCGAGGACCTGTCTGCGCGAGTGGGTTGGTCGAAACTCGCCAATGTGAACATGCTCCCGCTCGATCCGCTAGAGATCGCTGCGAACACAGCGCACCAGATGTCGCCGATGGCGCGTGATGCGGCCGCCAGACGCAACATCGATCGGATCACCGCGCATGTCAACTCTCTGCACGGCAACGATGCGTTGCGCACGGAGCCGGATGTTCCGAAGCCTGGCCAGCATCTCAAGAGCCGCCCGTCGGGGAAACCTGCCGGGCCGTCTGACCGTCACGGTGGCGCGCTGAATTCCACTGCGGCCCCTGATGGTTCAGGCCCCGGTGGTGGCGGCTGACCGGCCCCCCGGGTCGCCGCCACCACCGGTCACCACCTACCTCGACCGAATAGGTAACGGGCCCCGCATTGCCCGCGAGGCCCGTCTACTCACCAGAAGAATCGAGTGAATCCTGATGAGCACTAGCAACAATACCCCCGACTGGCTGCAGCAGTTGTCCTCCGAAGTGCAGGCCGACGCGCAGCTCGCGTACGACCGCTACATCCCGGCCGCCGCGACACCGACGGACCGACCGCACGGCGTCGATCTTCTCGTCCCGCACATCAACGAGCAAGGCAAGACCGTCTACACGGTGTACCCGTGCCGAGTGGTGTACCGCGGTGAGCTCGACGGTCTGCACCTGTGGCAGGCAGTCAACGACCGGTGGATGCAGCCCGGCGACAAACTCCGCGTCGCATACCTGCCCCCGCACTCGCAGGTCACCGGGCCACCTGTCGCAGCGCCGGCGGTGGCTCATGGCTGACACCGCCTGCGTCGGCGTCATCAACGGCCGCCGCGTCGTCCGAATGGTCCGAGAGGCGAAGCGCGCGCAGCTGATCGACAACGCCGAAGTCATCCGCCGTGCCGCCAAGAGCGCACTCGATCAGCTCGCCGAAACCGACGACGCGCGCGATCAGCACAAGCTCATCACCCACATCGGTTACCAACTCAGCCTGCTCGAGGCAGTCCTCGAAAACGTAGCGGAGGCATGACATGTCCGACATGAAAGTAATCGTGTCCGAGGTCAACGCGAAACGCGGCCTGGTCAACGAGCGGTACTTCATCCAGATCGATGCCGTCGACAAGCAGTCGCCACTCGGCAAGGCAGTCGTCGAGCAGTCACCGCAGGGCGGCGGCGAGACACCGATCACCGAGGTCACCGCCGACGCTCTCCCGAAGCACGTCCGTGACGCCCTGTACTTGTGGCTCGCATCGGTCGAGGTGACTGCAGCATGACCGCCGAACGCATCGCCTACGTGCTGATCGCCGCCACCGCGGTCTGCGGATACTTCGCGCTCCGCCTGATCTGCTCGCTCGTCATCGCCGCCGGGTGGTACGTCTCATGAACGAGCAGCTGCCACCGCAGGTTCGGTGCCGCCTCCGCTTCTACATGCTGTTCATCGTCGTACTCGTCGGCATCATCGTCGTGTCGTCCCTCGCCCCGTTGGTAGGTGCGCGATGACCACGCCCGGCGGCGTGAAGCCGAACTGCAAGACCGGGGGGTGCGAGCGCCCAACGCGATCTCGCGGATTATGTCGAGCCTGCTACGAACGCTTCCGAATACGCCAGCAAGCGTACGGCCGGTTCGAGTCGGTATATGTCGATGCCGGACCTGTCCGCGAGCACGTCACCCAACTCCTGAAAGCGGGACTCTCGCGTAGACGTATCGCCGAACTGGCGGGGCTGAACCGCAAGTCCATGGAGTACCTGTTGGTCGGCCGCAAGGATCGTGGACACGGTCCGTACAAGCGGATCACCTCCGAGAATGCGCGCAAGTTTCTTGCGGTGTCGATGCCGCCGTCCCTCGCAGCCATCGCTCCGGATGCTGCGGTGGTCGACGCCACCGGCACGATCAGACGGGTCCGCGCCCTCGTGGCATTCGGGTACACCGCAGAAGGTCTGACGGTCGAGCTCGCAGGACAGGTGTCTGCGTGCACTGTCCACGAACTCGTGCGTGGTCACCGCACACAGTGTCTCGCCCGAGTCGCCCGTGCGATCAAGCGCTTGTTCGACCGGTTGCAGTTGATTCCGGGTACCTCGCAACGGTCTCGGAACCACGGCGTGAAACGTCGTTGGGCTCTGCCGTTCCAGTGGGACGAGGAGACGATCGACGATCCGGCTGCCAAGCCGGAACCTGTCCGCCTGCCCCGGAGCCGGTCGCCGAAATCAAGGTCACCTGAGGTCAAGTCGCTGCGAGTGCAGAAGGTCGCCGAGCTCACCCGAACGAACCTCTCGGCCAATGAGATCGCCACGCGTCTCAACATCTCATCCCGGCAGGTCGTGCGCGACCGCTCGGTGCTCGCGCGCACCGGCTGAACGAGAGGAAGGAGGAACGCGGGCTGTGGCGAGCGAATGCAAGGACTGTCACGCACCGGTGCATTGGTGCAAGTCGATGTCCCGGGAGGACCGATGGATACCGGTGGACATCTCACCGGACCCGGAACTCGGCACCGTCCGAAAGCACTTCTCCGGACCGGTGAATGGCCGCGTGGTGTACGGCGAAGTCCTCAAAGGCTCCGACCTCGACGCTGCCCGAGCAGACGGGGAGCGCCTGTGGATACGGCACTCCGAAATCTGCACCGCACGCAAGCCGTACAACCCCCGCCCAGCTCACGTCCAACTCGATCTGCCGAACAGAACATGACCGCCCGCCCGCTACATGCCAGGAGCGACACACGATGACCACCACCACGACGCCCGCCACCGAGGTCCGCGAGACCACACTCGAACACCTCCGACCGACTGCGATCGTCCCGCACCCGAAAAACCCACGGACCGACCTCGGTGACGTCACCGAGCTGGCCGAGTCCATCAAGGGCCAGGGTGTCCTCGAACCGTTGATAGTGACGCCCGCGAAGGCGAAGGGAAAGTACACGCTCATCGCCGGGCACCGCCGTCACGCGGCCGCGAAGCGAGCGGTACTGAAGACGGTGCCGTGCATCGTCCGGTTCGACCTAGCCGGTGACGATCGCGCGCAGCTCGAAGTGATGCTCACCGAGAACCTGCACCGCTCCGACCTCAACGTCGTGGAGGAGGGCAACGCCTACCAGTCTCTGCTCAAGTTCGACGACATCGACCTCAAAGGTCTCGCCACCCGGACCGGACACAAGCAGAAGACCATCAAGGATCGGATCAAACTGGCGAATGCGCCGCAGACGTTGCGCGACAAACTCGTCGCCCGTCAGGTGACGATCGAGGACGCCCTGGCGCTCACCGAATTCGCCGACGATCAACAGTTGTACGACCGCCTCGCACTGTTCCTCGGTACCCCGAACTTCGCATTCAACGTCGAGGAGGCGCGCAAGCAGAGGGCCTGGCTGAGACGCGAGGCGAAGATCGTCAAGGAGCTCACCGACAAAGGGATTCGCGTGGCCACCGACGACGCACTCGACGAGGAGGCCGACGCGGCAACGGACGCTGCGGAAACCGATCCCACGGTTGTCACCTTCGATTGGATCGAAGCTCAATCCGAGGACGAGATCCCCGACGGTGCGGAGCGCGTCGCTCTCACCGACCGGCACGTCGATTCCGGATACGTCTGGAAGTACAAGCAGTTCTTCTCTGGCGATGGTGGTGATGGCACCGACCCTGCGGGTAAGCCGATCAAGCCCGTCGTAGAGACGCCAGCTCAGGTGCAAGCGCGGCAGGAGCGCGAGCAGAAGGCGAAGCTCGACGAGGACCTCCGGACTGCGGCGACGGTTCGTCGTCGCTTCCTCGCCAAGGCGGCTTCCGAAAGCGACGGCGACCTCGCCGTTCGATGCCTGCGCCTGTACGTGATGGACCACTGCACCCGATCTGGGTACACCAAGTCCGCAGCGATGGAACTGCTCGGCGTACCGCCGATGACGAAGGACGACGACGAGAACGACCACGCCGAGATCGAACGCCACGTCAACAAGATGACCCTGCCGCAACTCGCGGTGTCCGCGTACCTGCTCGCCAACGTCCTACAGGAAGCCCACCTCGCCACCAGCTTTCAGTGGCAGCGCGAGCCGTACCCGGCATTGGAGGCCTGGCACCACGACCTCACGACGGTGTTCGGGTACGAGTACTCCGACATCGAGCAGTCTCTGCTCGATGCCCGCGACGCGGCTGCGGCCGATGCGAAGGAGTAGCAGGTGGATTCCGCCGCTCTCGCTGCCGCGCAGGAGTGGTTCCTCTCCCTCGCGCCGGAGCGGCAGGTCGGTATCCACCGCTACATCGCGGGCAAGGAAGCGGCCCCGCACACCGAAGTCGAAGGCCAACTCGCAATACCTATCCCCGGACAACGACACCACCGAGCAGGAAGGACGTAGACCATGAGCGACGTCATCATCACCGTCGGGACTGCCGATCTCCGCGCGGCGCTGTCATCGGTGGTTGTCCACGCCGGCAACGACGAGCACCTCCCGACGTACACGCGAGTCCGACTGCTCGTCGACCCGGTCAATCTGTGGGTCATGGCGACCGACCGGTTCTCGATGGGGCAGGCGATCGTGTCGATCTGGGAGCAGGTCGAACCGGGCCGCGCAACGATCGATGTTCTGCCGGAGGACGTGAAGAAGATCCTCTCGATCTTCAAGGCAGGCAAGGAAAAGGCGGACTCGGACGCCCCCGAGTTTCAGGTCCGCATCGAGGCCGATGACGAGTTCGTCACCCTGATCGACTGCGCAGGGTTCGTCGACGGCCGCTCGTACAAGATCCCACGGCTGCCGACCGATGAGCAGTTCCTCGACATCCCGAAAATGATCTCACGATCGCACCACGCGCCGCCGGTGTTGCTCGAGAACATGGCCGTGAACGGGACGGACCTCGCACGCTTCGCTGTCGCCGCCAACGCGTACGTCAAGCCGCTGCTGATCGAGTCGCACACCGGATCCCGCGCGCTACTGATCCGGGCGGGGGAGTCGTTCCTCGGAATGCTGTTGCCGCTGAACATCAGCGAGGAGACCGAGGCCCGGAACAAGGAATGGGCTGTCGCGTGGTCCTCGCGGCTACCGAACCCCGACCACATCAACAACCACGACGAGGCGGCGAGCTGATGTCCAACACCTTCAACGTGTTTCGGCACTCGATTCCGATCGATGCCCCCGAGTTTTACCTTCCACTGACACCGAACTCAGTGCTTCTGTCGGTAGCTGAGTCCCGTGACCGCCCCCCTCGTGTCGCTCGACGTCTGGGTGCGTGTGCCGAAGGCCGATCGCTATGCCGCACAGACGAACCGGTACGCGGTGTTCCGTATCGCGGGCACCGGACACGACGTCGAAGCCGAGGACGCGACTGAATTCCTCGGCACCGTCGTCACCGGCATCGGGCTGGTGTGGCACGTCTTCTACCGCTTCGAGACCTCGACCGACGGGATGGCAATCCGATGAACGACACCGACACTCCGACAACGCCGCCGGACTTCTACGGCTTCTACGCCGCTATGGAAACCCCGGAGGTGACCAGCGACATGAGAGTGATCATCACCTGCCGAGGCATCGGCGAACCGTACGGTACCAACAGCCTGTCCGGTGTCACGAAGAACCTCGACCCCAAGAAATACTTGATCATCGAACTGGTCTGGTCGGCAGCGTTCGGGCCCGTACCGCGCTGGGACGGAGACAGCTTCACAGTCAACGTCCTTCACGCCGAACAAGCTCTGCTGGGACTGATCGCGAAGTACCCGGGCGCGATCCTCCTCGGGTACTCCGGCGGCGCACAGGTGGCCGGCAACGTCGCAGCCCAGATCGGCGAAGGCCTGCACCCGGGGCTGATCATCCGCGCGGTCGTCCTGATCTCCGACCCGTCTCGCCACAAGAGCCAGATCGTCGGAGTCAACCGCGGCGGCCAAGGCATCCTCGGTGGCCGGTACATCAAGTCCGACCGGTTCCAGGTGCTGCAGTTCTCCGCCCCCGGCGACCCGATCTCCGAGCTCCCCGAAGGCAACGCCCTCGCCGACCTCGCGCAGCTGATCACAAGTCTGTCCCTCGTCGACGTCCCCGCATGGATGGAAGACCTCCGCCGCAAAGCACTCAAGGGCGCACTGCAGATCTGGAAGCGCAACGGAGTCGACTGGTGGAACGCCTACAAATGGTCCCTCGGCTACACCGCACACGGCCGCCACACCTGCTACCTCCACGAGAAGATGCAGGGCGAGTCCGTCACCTACGCCGAGCGCGCCGCCAGCATGATCGCAGGTGTCCGATGAAGAAGTTCAGCACACTTACCGTCTGGCGGCACGGCAACAACGAACGCGCCCGACATCCGAAAGCCGGCGAATTCGTGAACTGGCGCGGATGGATCGACATCCGGAGCAGCGAAAGCGACAAAGCCCGATCACTGGCATCGGGACAAATCCAGATCGTGCTCGCACGTAAAGGATTCAACCTCTTCAGTGCGCGCCTACATGTCGGCACCCTCGCCTCGGAGACCCCGTTCGACGGCAACCTCCAGATCGGTGGCGCAGCGGTCTACTGGGGCATCGGCAACGGCCGCAAACTCGCACAGTGGCTCACCCACTTCACCGGCGACGAGCACGAATACGACGGCCGCGACATCGGCGTCGCAATCACCGACGGTGGTGCCCTCTCTTGGGATCTGTGGGTGCACCGCGACCGCACAGAACCCGACGAGTTCGCGCGGTGGCGTGACCAGTACATCAACATCAACCTGCTCGATCGGATCTGGGGACCGAAGCGATACGACTACGCAAACCTCGCGACCGCCGCGTTCATGATCGACATGCCCGAAGGCTCGTATCCCGTCGTCGCAACCGTCCAACGCCAGACGTACTCCCGAACCAAATCACGACGCATCATCGAGCAGAAGCTGGTGCTCGATGTCCATGCGCAGAAGGGTGTTCCGTACCGATACGACTCCTCCGGAGGATGGAAAGGGGATCGAGTCTACGGATTCAGTCTCCCGTTCAAAATGCCCCGCGAGCAGGACTGGCAGATCGACGCCAAGGCCGCCATCACCGGTTGGGTGTACCAACGCCGAGCCGACACAGGATTCCGCACAGCACAGGAGCAGTCGTCATGACCAAGCCCCAGAAGACCCCCGCCGGCGCACCGGACATCGACCCGGAGGAGTTGATTGCCAAGGCGGTCAACGCCCTTGTCGATCGCCAGCGCATCTTCGACAACGGCATCGCCAATAAGTTGACGGGCGAACAGGTCGCCGATGAGGTGCTGATGGAGCTGCGGAGTAACGGCTGCTCGATCTCGACGCCTCAACGATTCACACCTACACCCGCCGACTTCGCATTCACGGCGTACGGAGTAAGTCTCTCCGAGCTCGGCGAAGACAGCGACAGCATGATCGCCCTCGGCCACGTCGAGCCACGCCGAATGTTGGCCGCTCTCAACAGGTACTGGCGTAAGTTCTGCGGACTGGACTACGCCGACATCAAGTGGGCGTTCGAGGACTCTGTCGGATCGACACAGGTCAAGCACAGGTGGGTTCAGTTCACCAGGAATCCTCACGCCGACGGTGGGGACTTCGAGTTCGAGTGGATGGCGTGGCCGGCACCGGCCCCGAACCCTGGCGACCCCTACCGCTTCGACGTGGCTACTCCCGTGACGAGGTGGGAAGCATGACGTGGCCCGTAACGCACGTGTACCGCAGCACCGCAGCAGATCTGGTCGAAGCACTCACCTTGGCAGAGGCGCGGCGCGAGAACTTCAAGGCCGAGTGTGACGACTGGGCAGATACCTACCCGATGGATTCCGTCGACCGCGAGTATCAGATCCGGTACGACGGCGTCACCTTGGACCGCTGGTTCGCGGGCTTCGAGTTCGTGGAGGGTGATGACACCAGGTACCGCCGCAAGGCAGCCGACGCACCGCACCCGGGCTGGAAGTTCAACCGGCGAATCGGGTGCTGGGTGGCAGACCCTCGCACCGAAGCAGGTAAGGCGCTCGGGCGATCGATGCCGTACGTGAAGGGATCGGCGTCGATCGCCGATCGGCTTACTGGCCTACCCACCATGATCACCGTCGGTGAGACCGGTAACGGCGGCTTCTCCTGCACGTCGGCTCGCATCACAGTCGCGGACGGCGTTGTGACAGCTGCTTGCCCAGGCGATCCGTTCGACCAGCGAGGCCCGAAGCCGAGAGAGAAGTTTGCCAGCTACTGGACACCCGTGAAGTTGTCCGACTACTACGCCGAGCAGGGGCTCTGACAATGAAGGCGATCACCGTTCAGCAGCCTTGGGCATGGGCAATCATGCACGGCGGCAAGACCATCGAGAACCGCACGCAGAACTGGAAGTACCGCGGCCCACTGGCGATCCATGCCGGCAACCGCTGGTCCGAACGCGGAGAGCGATCGCCGCTCGTTAAGGCTCAGTACCGCAGGATGATGACTGATCTCGCCCCGACACAGCCCCTCGTTGGATGGGAGTTCGGCGGCAAGATGGTTCGCTGGCCGTTCCGTACGGGCGCGATCATCGGCATCGTGGACGTCGTCGATGTGCACCCCGAGGCAGGGTGCTGCAAGCCGTGGGGCGAGGCCTCGTACCCCGACCCCACAGGCAAAGAACGCCGCCAGATCGTGCACCTGGTCCTCGACAACATCACCCCGTTACCCGAACCGATCGAATGCGGTGGCGCACTCGGTTTGTGGACGCCGAAGCGAGAGATCGTCGATCACCTCGCCGAACGCTGCCTGCAGTGCGGCAACCCACGTAGCTGGGGCATCGGCAACTGCACCAACGACAGCAACCGTCCGCACTACTACGCGGCCGACGAGCGCGCCTACAACGCCGCTGCAGAGAGCGCGGGCCTCACATGACGGTTCACTACCAGGATGCCGCGGTCACTCTGCACCACGGTAAGGCTCTGGACGTCCTGCGCACACTGCCCGATTGTTCCGTCGATTCTGTGGTGACGGATCCGCCGTACGGAATCGCGTTCATGGGTAAACAGTGGGATCAACCTGGCGAGTTTGGGTCGGAGCGAGGGAACGGGACGCCTGGTGTGCACAGGCGCGGCGCTGACCGTCCAGACGAGAAGATCGGCGATACCGGTGCGATGGATGCCGGGACGTACGATCTGTCGCCCAGCGCGATGAAGAACTTTCAGCTCTGGTGCGAGGCGTGGGCCACCGAGTGCTTGCGTGTCCTGAAGCCTGGCGGCTACCTCGTCTCGTTCGGTGGTTCACGGACATGGCATCGACTCGCGACCGGTGTGGAGGACTCGGGTTTCGAGATTCGGGATTCGATCGCGTGGCTCTATGGATCCGGATTTCCCAAGTCGCGTGACGTATCGAAGGCAATTGACAAAGCAGCGGGAGTCGATCGACCCGTCATCGGGACAACGAAGGCGGGCACATCGAGCCTCAGTCGTGTGAGTCGAGTAGAGCAGGGATACCGGGACAGTCTGACCGACGTGACGCCTGAAGACCTGGCGATCACTGCACCTGTCACCGACGCAGCTCGGGAGTGGAATGGCTGGGGTACTGCACTCAAGCCGTCGTTTGAGCCGATCGTCGTCGGGCGGAAGCCTTTTACGGGTTCGGTTGCGGTAAACGTCCTCACCTACGGAACGGGCGCGATCAACGTGGACGCGTGCCGGATCGAGGGACGTGAGCGAGTCGACTACGGGCTGTCTGCGTCGACGCGGACCCAAGGTGCCACCTACGGCGCTCCTTCTGCTGCGGCTGACTTCGATGCCAGTAAGGGGCGGTGGCCGACGAACGTTCTTCTGGACGACTCCCAAGCTGCTGTCCTTGACGAGGAGGCTGGTCCGCGCCGTGTTGGATGTACTCCCGCCAACAGGCGTGGAATCGGGTTCACCGAGAGCGGCCACAACAGCGGGACACAGGGCGTCAAGATCGTGCACGGCGGGGGCGGCGCGTCGAGATTCTTCCCGACATTCCACTACGAGGCGAAAGCCCCAACCAGTGAACGACCGATCGTGGACGGTGTCCAGCATCCAACCGTGAAGCCGCTCGCTCTGATGCGGTGGCTCGTTCGTCTCGTGACTCCACCCAACGGTGTTGTCCTTGAACCGTTTGCGGGCTCCGGAACCACGGCCGAGGCCTGCGTGCACGAGCACATGCGGTGCATTGCGATCGAGCGAGAGGCTGAGTATTTACCGCTGTTCGTGGCGCGGTTGTCGAAGCCCATCGAGGTTGGATTCGACTTCGGCGGTGCGGCATGTGGCTGATCTTCATCGCGGCCGCTGGCGTCGCGCTGGGTGGGATTGCGTGGGCCGTTCTCCGCGAACCGGACTCGACACGCGCGCGCGGCTACCCCTGGAATTCTCCCGAAGCTCGGATACTGAGAGGTGAACTGTGACAAACGCACTGGTGTTCTTGGACACGGAAACGACTGGCCTGCATCACGATCGCCGTCCGTGGGAGATCGCGGCGATTCGCCGGGAGCCGAACGGCTACACGACGGAGCTTCGTGTGTTCGTCGCCGATGTGGATCTCTCGTCGGCCGAGCTGATGGGCCTGAACGTTGGGCATTTCTACGACAACCACCCGTCGTTCCGAACGAATTCTCCGATGCGCATTCCTGCGGGTGATGAGGAGTTTCAGACGTCACCGCGGGTGTGGTTGGCGTCCGAGGCGAAGGCTGCGGTGTTGGTCGAGCGGATCACTCGCGGCGCGACAATCGTCGGGAACAATCCGACGTTCGATGTCGAGGTGCTGGCCGCGATGCTGCGCCGTCACAAGCTCTGTCCGGCATGGCATTACCACCCAATCGATGTCGTGTCGCAGGCCCTAGGATTCCTGAGCGTCCTCAACCTCAAGGTGTTGGGGGACTTGCTCGCGCCTGAGCTCGTCGAGGACCTGACTCCACCGTTGAAGTCGGACAAACTCTCGAAGCTCTGTGGCATCACACCACCCGAAGGGGACGAGCGCCACACAGCGATCGGTGACGCCCGGTGGGTGCAGCGTTGGTACGACCGGCTGAGCAATCCATTCGAAGATGCCGACACGACCGAATCGGAGCAACCGCAGTGAGCCGCGCCGAGATCGGTTCGGTCGCGGTGGCGTTGGGTATCGCGACGTCGGCGGTGTTCTTCGTCGCGTTCCGTGTGACGTCGGCGGCCGTGGCGTTCGGCGAGGTGTATCTCGAGCGTCGGGGTCGGACATGATTCGGCCGTTTCTCGAGCGCGGGATGAAGGGCTGGAAGATCACCTGTGATTCGTGCGGGAAGGTCGCGCACTTCTACGTCGACACCGCGCGCGAGGCGTTCGACCTTGCCCGCCGGCACTCGTGGATCAAGAGCAGTAGCCGCGATCTCTGCCCGGACCACCCGTCCTGACCGAAGGAGAAGCCAGTGCGTGTATTCGCCAGGGCACCGCCCCTTAACCATTAATCGTCCCGCCACCGTTGTTACCCGTTCTTCGACAAAGGATGTCCGTTGCCGTTCTTCCAGCTGGTCGACGAGTTGGCCACCAACCGCAAGATCAAGGCGCTGTTGGATCCCACACTCGACGGCGACACCTCTGGATGTGCAGCGTTCACCGTGTGGGCACTGGCGGGAACGACGTGTCAGGCGGCAGGTGAAGATGGGGTAGTCAAACGTGCTGACGTCGCGAGGATTCTTCTCGACACTCGGATGAGCCTCGACGCCGCCACCATGTTGGTCGAGGTCGGTTTGTGGCACGCACCGGGGCACGAGTGCCCTCGGTGCCCGCCTGTCGCGGACGGGACATTCCTGTTCCACGACTGGTTCGACCTGAAGTACGACACGGGCGCAGCGGTCCGGCTCAAGCGGCGCAAGGCCGCGGAGCTGAAGACCGAAAAGATCGTTGCGGCTGTGTGGGCGCGGGATTGCGTCGATCCGAAGGTCCCGGCGAAGCAGATGTCGGCGCACTGCCGTTACTGCGGCGTCGTGGTCAAGCGCATGGACAACAGGTCGGGTGTCAAAGCACACCTCGAGCACGTCGACCCTGCAGTGGCGAACGGTGCACGCAACATCGTGATCGCGTGCTCGCCCTGCAACCAGAGCAAGGGCAACCGAACACCGCAGGCCGCGGGCATGACGTTACGTCCGGCACCGCGCTCGGGTCCTGAGCAGCACAGTTCGACCGTGGTCTCGCCGCCACGTTCCGATGACGGGTTGGTTTCGTCTCCGCGTTCCGACGCCGGGTTGTCTTCGACGGGTAGCTCCCGCGAAGGCGTACTCGCCGGCCGCGATGCAGACGATGCGGTACTCGCCGGAACGGACGACGCAGGGACGCGGAATGCCGCCCAGGACCGTCGCACGCGGCCGCAGGTGGCCGACCCGTCAGCAGTTGTCACGCCAGGCTCACCGGGGCAACCCGTCGCTGGGACAGTGCACGACAACGCCGACGAGTCGGCCACCACCCGGCCAGCGGGCGACGAGCCGACCAAACCGGAACAACCGGCGATCAAACCGGCACGGACAGCGGCGGATACGGAACAAACCCCGATCAAACCGGATCAACCCGGAAATCAACTTTCGGGAGCTGTGCTCGGGCGCGTGCGGGCGCAGGTGCGCCAGGCAGGGTCAGGGCAGGGTGATGGTTTGGGTAGGGGTCTGGGGGAGGGTCACTCGTCTGGGTCACCCGACCACCATCCATCCGGAGACACCGCTCGTAAACGTGGACGCCGCAGATCTCGTGGTCGTTCCCGTAGCTCTACGAAACAGGCCAGTCCAGATCCATCTCCTGACCGACCTGTGAATCCATTCCCACCGAGACCAGTCAGCACCGCCCAGCTTCTGAACCTGGTCGATCAATCGATGGACGCGGGCGCTGCACCCGATGTCGAAGTCCCCGCCAGATTCGGCTCGCCGTGGTTCGGCTGGCGCGGCCCGGCGTCGACGGTGACGGAAACCATCTGCGAGACCCACGGTCAGCACGAACCGTGTTCCACCTGCAAGACGAGCGAGGAGTGACGACCATGCCAGAGAACATCGATCCCGCCGAGAAGGCCGCTCAGCTGATCCTGCAAGCCAAAAACCATGAGGGCCACCTGCCGTCTGACTACCAACAGCGTCTCGAGATGTTGACCGCGGCACAGGTGTGGGCGACTCTCGCTCTCCGCCTGCCCGAAAAGCCGGAAGTGAAGGCGGCCGCGTGGACGTCGTCTACTCCGGCCGTACGTGTCGGTGAACTCGTCTGCCGCAACGCCCACTCGAACGACCGCATCAGCCTGCGGTTCGCTGCACAGAATCGGATGGCGATCCTGCTGATGAAGCACGGCGGCCTCGCGGTATCGGAAACGTTCATCACCGAGCCGAGAGCCGCTCGTATCGCTGGTGAAGTCCTGCAGGGGAAGTTCGGCGACATCGACGAGGACACCCTCGACGAGCTGTCGTTCCACCTCGGCGTACTCACCGAGGCGCAACGCCTCTCGGCCCTCGAAAACCTGTGATGCCGACAATGATCGAAGCCACCACGTACGTGTGCTCGCTCCCGCACAAACGCATCCCCGACAAGGGCGAGCCGTTCACCGCGGCCGACGGCAAGACCGGCGTCGGGGACGGGATGACTGCGGTGTGGGAACGAGTAGCCGACGGCGGCCGCGCGGTCACCGCATCCCACGACGGCTCGACTCTCTGCCGCGGGCACCTCACCCGGCTGCAGGATCTCATCGCGTCGACTCCCCGGACGGTGGAGTGGATGCGCGAGCAGATCGAGCCCTCGAACACAGCTCCGGATCGCAGTGGCGGATACACGAAACCGTCGAAGAAGGAACCACCCCTGCCGATCTCGGCGGCCGCCGTCGACGCCGCCGACGAGGAACTGATCTTCCTCTGCGAGTGGGCCGACCAGGTCTCGGCGGCTCGCGGCGAGATGGGACCGGACTTGACCGGCGCACGAACCACGTGGCGATCGACGTACCGGCCGCTCGCGCCGCTGCAGCAGGAGCGCCGCGTCGTCGGATTCCGGGCCATCGAACCGATCCTGGTGAACCGCACCGTCAACTCGGTCACGAAGTACCTGCTCGATCGCCTCGACTGGATCGCCGAGCAGGAATGGGCGGGGGAGATGATGGCCGAGCTCGGCGCGAACCGTCGCTCACACACCAACCGGTGGCCACTCGGCGATACATCACGGCGTGCCAAGGGATTCCGGTGCATGGACTGCAACCGCGAATCCATCGTCGTCCACCCACCAGCCCACGCACCGATGTACGAAGAGATCCCGGTTCTGCGGGAGCCACCCGAGCACTACCCACCCGGCGGCATCGGACCGCGGATGGAACCGGCCCCGTTCCCTCGGCTCGACGAGTACGGGCACCCGCTCCTCGACGACGCCGGCCAACCGGTCCTGCACATCATCCGCCGGGAGCTGTATGCGCACCCGATGCTCGTCGCCTGCTCGGACCTCCGCTGCGGCGGCCGGGTCGACGAAGTGTATTGGAACTGGGCCAGTCTCGTCGCCGAGTCCGGCGCAGACATCCGAGACAAAGACATCCGAAGCCGAGCGATGGGCACCACGTCCGGAGCGAGCATCTACGAAGGGAACGGCTGGTCATGACCGCGCAGGAGACACTCGCAGCCGCGCTCGCGGCGAAGCTCACCGAGGAACTGGGTTGGGACTGGAAGGGCGAGCAGTTCGAGGACGTGTGCATGCGCGGTGGATCAATGGACGTGCCTTCAGGCAAGCAGGTGATCGACGAGTTGGCCGAGAGCCTGGCGTCTGAGGTTGCTGCCCTCCCGACCATCGCCATCGTGCCTGTGCGGAATCGCAAATCTGACGACGTCGCCGTCCAATACTTCGACGGCGTCAACTACAAAATCAACGACCAAGGCGTATTGCTCAAACGTTTTGTGGTCGATGGGGTGTCGGGATACGCGATTGCGTCACCGTCGCGCGTCGAGGCGCACGCGATCGAGCTTCTCGCCGCTGCTCGCACTGCGGGAGCCCGAGCATGAACGTACCAAGTATCGAACCGGGACTGTTCGACCCACCGTGCAGCACCGCATCAGTGTCCCACGACGGAAAGTATCGATACACACTTCGCCGCGTCTGGGGTGACGGTCTCTGGCTCACATTCGTGATGCTCAATCCGTCGACTGCCGATGCGTCGCAGGATGACCCGACCATCCGTCGGTGCTGCGGGTTCGCCCGCACACTCGGGTACGACGGCATTCACGTCGTGAATCTGTACGCCTACCGGGCGACCAAACCGCAGGATCTATGGACCGTCGATGACCCCATCGGCCCCGAAAACAACACCGCATTGCGTGTCGCCCTGGGCCGTCCAGGCCTGGTGCTCGCGGCGTGGGGTGCGAATGCCCGCCCCGATCGTGTTCGAGAGGTCGCTGCGATGCCGGGTGCGAATCGACTGTCCTGCTTAGGGATTACGAAGGATGGCGCGCCACGGCATCCGTTGTATCTAAGCGCCGATAGCAAGCCAGTCCCGTGGGAGCGACCGCTGATCACTACCGCCCGAGAACCTCGTGCCGCTAAGGGGGAGGAGGCATGAGCGCGCCGCTGCCAGAGGCTGTCATCGCAGGGCAGGTCGCCGATTCGATTGGACGCGCACTGTTCTCGGTCGTACGCGCCGAGGAGATGGACCGCAAGATGCCGGCCGTTACGCGTCCGGATCTCATTCGATGGATGCACCGCAACGGCTGGGTCCTTCGGGCCGTGGGTTCGCTCGGTGGCATGTGGCAGCACATCGACACTCACACCGATGTCGGCGTGCCCTTCGTTCTCGACGCAGAGTATGAGCCACACATCCTGGCACGCCTGATCCGCTTCACTCACCTCGGTGAGGATCTCGACGCCCTCCGACGCGTCATCACGGCTACACAGTTCGATGCAGCGAAACCAAGAGCCGATGCGCAGGCCGGGCACAGCTGCGGGGGAATGGGTGCAGATCGCCGGGTCCAAGTCGGAGACACCGACTACGAGGTTGGAATCTACGGTGGTCGACTCACGATCTTCGGTTGCGACTGCTTCGAATCTGTTCCCACCGTCGAAAACGCTGAAGCCATCAGGGATCTGATCGAGGAGTGGATTCACTACACACCGAAGCGCGGTGACCGATGAACGAGTGCGATCCTCTGGATGTGGACTCGGACCAGTACGTGACGCTGGCCGAAGCTGTGCGCCGGACGTCTCGATCCCGCCCGACTATCTTGCGGTGGGTGAAGGCCGGCACAGTGCGCACGATCGAGCATCGAGGCGTTCGCGGATTCCATCTCGCCGACCTCGTCGACACGGAGGCAGCGGCACATTACAACGCGGCTCGGACACGAAAACAGTAGAAGCGCTGTGACCAGCGTATGGACACGTGGTGGTGTACTCTTCGCGTAAGCGATCGGTGACTCCACGTCCCGGTCGCTTTGTCGTTCCCTGACTGAGGAGATCCAATGTGCCGCAGTGAGGAGCAGCGTGAAGCTGACGATGCGCTGACTGCCGCTATCGATCGTGTCTGGCTCGCCTACTACCCGGATACTGCGCCGGGCATTCTGATGGAGTATGTCGTCAACGCCAGGCGTCGAACCTTCGACAAGGATGACGGCAGCCCACTCACCTCGAACGCGACGATGCCTCGCGATGGTGACGTGCCACTCGACACCATGCTCGGTCTTCAGATGTTCGGAGTGCTGCGGACACAGGCTCAGATACAGCAGGACTGATGGCACGGGCATCCAAGCGTGTGTGCTCGGTACCGGGATGTCCGTCGATACAAGCTGGACCACTGTGCACGGTGCATGCGAGGGAGCGGGAACGCTACCAACGAGCAACGGTGCCGACCAAGGTAACTCGGGACTGGGCCGAGCAACGACGCCGCGCGCACGCCGTCGCGGACTGGGTTGCGCGGCATGGCTATTGGTGCCCCGGTGTTCGACGGCCAGGGCACGCATCGCGGGACCTCACTGCGGCCCACGATCCACCGATCGCACTCGGTGGCGACCCGCGTGGGCCGCTGAAAGTGCACTGCCGGAGCTGCAACAGCAGGCAGGCTGCACGCTTCTGACCAGCGGAAACGCAAATGGTTCGCGTCGGTAACCAATGCTCTGACCTGCGGCGATGCACCCCAGGGGGGTGCCCCTACGGGGCCCTCCTCGAGGTTCGCCGTGGGGGAGGTCGCAAAATGGTGCGGAGGGTTCAAGATGTTCCGGAAGAAATTTCGCTTCGCGCCGCGGTGGGAATTCACGGCCATTCGTTGCAACGGAGAGCGCGACGCGTGGGTGCACATAGGCCTGCAGCGATTCCCTGATTACGGCTACTGAATATTCGATTTCAGTATTTGGCCATTGTTCTTGATCGTTGTCGATCGAAATCCACCGACCTGAGCACGACGAAAGGAACTGCGACATGCCAGCGCAGAATCTGAATCGGAGCCGAATGCATCTACTACCGCAAAGGTTCCGGACTCGTTGCGTCGATGTCGATGCAATGCAATTCGATGGATCATCGGCGCGGGGCCGAGACATCGTCAGCTGGGTCTTTCTGAGAGGCGGTATCGCGTCGTGGACTGAGGCGCGGCCGGCCTTTGTTTCAGACGACGGTCTCCAGGGATGTCCCGCCCAACCGGCCATCCTCGTCGTTGGCGGCGTAGTCGTCGAACCCGGGTCATGGGTGCTCGATGACAAGTGGACCGTCATGGACGACGCACAGTTCCACGAAAGGTTCCAGTCATGGCCCTGAGCGACCGTGCGCACAACTTGATTGCGGCGGCCGTCCGAAAGTTCGCACGTCGGATGGGTTGGTTCTGATCTATCCGTTCGGCGCAACGCCGGCGGATTTCTAGTTCGGCGCAATGCCGACGGCAGGAGTTGACCATGGGCAGTCACGGAGGTGCACGAAACAGGTCCGGCCCGCATGCGGCGATGTTCTCGGCGCGATCGGATGCGCGCGATGTCCGAGCGCTGAAGCTGCCGATCGGTGGTTACGACGGCGACTTCCCTCCGCTGTCGGAGTTCCTCCCCGATGCGAAGGAACGTGAAGGCATCGTGTGGGCGCAGGCGTGGCGAACCCCGCAGGCGGCGCAATGGATTCGCGAGTCGTGGCGGCACCGCACGATCGCGATGTGGGTACGGTGGTCGGTCAAGATGGAAGACCCCGAGGCCTCGGCCGCGACATGTGCGGCAGCGCAGCGCCTGGCCGACAACATCGGCATGACGCCGGCCGGACTGAAGGAAAACGGTTGGTTGATCGTGGCCGATGATTCGGCCGAGCATCCTGATCAGCAGGCGAAGCAGACGACGGTGAAGAAGTCGGTTGGCCGGACGATGGGCAACGGCAGGAGGATGCGCGCCGTCGCCACGCCGATAGTGCGCGACGATGACGACGACTGAGGGTTTCGTTGTCGACTTCCCGACCCTCGCGCACGTCACCGATCCGTGGAAGCAAGCGCACTGCTCGATCCCGGACGGGTTCGATCAGGGTAAGCCGTTCATCAGTTCGGACTGGCAGTTCTGGTGCGATGCAAACCATTACGCGGTCAAGCCGCGTGCGAAGTGGCAGCCGCTGAAGCCGCTGATGAACGAGGCGTTCGTCTACCGTCGTTCGTTGGTTGTCGGTCCGCAGAAGTCGGGAAAGGGTCCCTGGTCGGCGACGGGTGTTGCGCTCGAAGCTGTCGGGCCGTCGCTGTTCGCGGGCTGGGCCGAGTCCGGTGACGGGTACGCGTGTTCGGACTGGGGCTGCGGCTGCGGGTTCGAGCACGAATACGAGCCTGGCGAGCCGATGGGTATGCCTCACCCGTCGCCGCTGATCCAGTTGACGGCAACGTCCGAGGACCAGGTCGACAACGTCTACCGGCCGCTCAAGACGATGATCAAGAACGGCCCGCTCGCGGACCTGATGTTGATCCGCGAGGGGTTCATTCGCCTACCCGGCGACGAGAACCGTATCGACGTCGTCACCGCATCCGCGAACAGCCGACTCGGCAACCCGGTGTCGTATGTTCTGCACGACGAGAACGGCCTGTATCTCAAGTCCAACAAGCTGATTGCCGTTGCGCAGACTCAGCGTCGTGGTCTTGCCGGTATGCGTGGCAGGTCGATGGCGACGACGAACGCGTGGGATCCGTCGGAGAATTCCGACGCGCAGCTCACGTGGGAATCGCGCGCGAAAGACGTGTTCAAGTTTTACCGGATTCCTCCGAAAAACCTGTCCTGGGGCGACAAACGGGAACGCCGGAAGCTACTGAAGTTCGTGTATGCGGATTCTCCGTGGGTGTCGATCGACTCGATCGAGGCCGACGCGGCCGAGCTCAACGAGCGCAACCCTGCAGAGGCCGAACGCTTTTACGGGAACCGGCTGGTGAGCGGCCAGGGCGCATGGCTGAAGGCGGGATTGTGGGAGCGGGCATATGCCGGTAGCGAGTAAGACCAATCTCTGGTTGCCCAATCCTGCTCGCGGGACGATGATCTGCGCGGGTTTCGACGGGTCGCTGAACAACGACTGGACGGCGATCCGTTGCGAGACGAGGTCGGGGCGCAGTTTCACCCCGAGATTCGGGCCTGACAAACGCCCGACGATTTGGAACCCCGCAGAGTTCAACGACGAGATCCCGCGCGACCAGGTCTATGCGGCCGTCGACGAGATCTTCTCTCGCTGGCATGTCGCGCGGTTCTACTGCGATCCGGAGGACTGGGAATCCGAGATCGGGGACTGGTCGGTCAGACACGGCGACGAGCATGTCTTCGAGTGGCGCACCAACCGCACCGCGCAGATGTATTCCTCGATTCGCCGGTTCGAGAACGACCTGCGGAGTCGGCGCATCGAACAGGACGGGTGCCCGATCACGGCCACTCACATGGACAACGCCCGCAAAGCGCCCAAGCCCGGGCAGATGTACCTACTGCAGAAACCGAACGAGCACCAGAAGATCGACGCCACCATGGCCTCGATCCTGGCGCACGAAGCGTGCGCCGATGTGCACGTCGCGGGATGGCCCGAGCCGGTCGATTCGCGAGTGTTCTGCCTGGCCTGATCAGAGAGAAGGTGACCATGGTTCTGTTGCGCACCCTGCTCTCGGACGACGAACGCGACATGGTCGAGAAGATGCAGGCCAAGATGAGTCGCCGCAAGCGCCTCGATGATCTGTTGGAGGCCTACCACGAGGGTTCCGTGCGGATCTCGCAACTCGGTCTCGCGATTCCGCCGAACCTGTGGGTGCTCGAGACTCTGGTGAACTGGCCGCGAGTGCAGGTCTCGGAGATTTCCAATCGGATGCGTATCAGGTCGATCATGCGGCCGGACGAAGTCATCGCCGACGCGGCGCTGATGGAAGGTTTCCGTGCCAACAACCTGGCGTCCGAAGCACCTCTCAACCACACACAGACGATGGTCTATGGTCGCGGGTTCGTCTCGGTCGGCACGAACGAGGAGGACCCGGAGCATCCGCTGATCCTGATCGAGTCGCCGCGAGAGAGCAGCTGCTTGATCAACACTCGTCAACGGCGGATGGACGCCTACATGAGGACGTTCCGCGCCGACAACGGCGATGCACTGGGAACGTTGATCCTGCCGAACAAGACGCTGCAGATTTCTCTCGGTGTGCACGGGTGGCAGATCGACGAAGTCGGTGACGACACCGGCATAGACGAGCACGAGCTCGGCCGCGTGCCGGTGGTCATGTTCCTCAATCGCCGAAAGGCGGGTCAGTGGGACGGTGAGTCGGAGATGACCGACGTCATTCCGATCACGGACGCGGCCGCGCGCGCGTTGACCAACCTGCAGTTCGCTCTCGAAACGCATGCGACGCCGCAGAAGTGGGCGCTCGGTGTCGATCAGAAGGACTTCGTCAACGAGCGGGGCGAACCTATCCCCGCGTGGGAGTCGTACATGCACTCGGTGTGGTCGACGAAGAACGACAAGGCGAAATTCGGTAACTTCACCCCCTCGGATCTGCGCAACTTCCACGAAACCGTGTCGCTGTACGGGGAGATGGCATCGTCTGTCACTGGCCTGCCGTTGCGGTACTTCGGCAAGAACACCGCCAATCCCGCTGCGGAGGGTGCGATTCGGGCCGACGAGGCTCGAATGATCAACAACGCCGAGAACAAGATGGTCGACAACGGTGCGTCGTGGTCATGGGTGGCCTCGCTCTACGAGCGGTTCCGCACAGGAGAGTGGTTGCCGGGCAATCAGATCACCGTCGAGTGGTACAACGCGGCCACACCGACGACCGCTGAGCAGGCGGACGCGATCCAGAAGCTCAACGGCGGAACCCCGGTGTACTCCCGCGAAGGCTCGTGGGACGAGATGGGTTGGTCGGAGCCCCGAAAGAACCGCGAGCGTGAGTACTTCGAGAAGCAGGAGGCCGATCCAGTGTTCGATCGCCTCAACCGAGACCTGGGGAACATACCCAGGCGCACGTCAGTGATCCCTGCCGACGACGATGCTGCCGCAACCGTCAGCTGAGAACTACCTGCGACAGCAAGCCATTCAGCGTGAAGCACTCATCGCCGCGAAGCGGATCTGGGGCAGCCGACCGCCGAAGGACTTCGACGCGTGGTTCGCAGCCAACGTCGATCGGCTTGTGGCAGTGATCGTTCTCGGTCAACGCGCAGCAGTCGACGATGCAGAACAGTACGTGGCGGACACACTCGATGATCTCGGTGTGTCGACGTCTCCGACCGACGAGGTGGCACCTGACGGCCTGACGGGAATCGCCTCGGATGGCCGGCCACTCGACTCGCTGATGTACGGATCGATCATCACGGCGAAGGGCAAGATCGGCGATGTCGTCGATCGAGGTCTGCCGGTGACGGGCGATGTCGTCTCGGCGGCGTGGGAAGCCGGGCTGCGTTCTCTGCAGCTGCGCGTGCAGACGCAGATTGCCGACGCGAACCGGGTCGGTACCGGTCTGGCAATCACCTCGCGGCCGGGCATCGGGTATGTGCGAATGCTGAACCCGCCGTCGTGTTCTCGTTGCGCGGTGTTGGCCGGCAGGTTCTTTCGCTACAACGCCGGATTCGATCGACACCCCGGGTGCGACTGCCGACATATAGCCGCGCCGGAGGATCGAGCCGACGACCTGCGGACCGACCCGATGGACTACTTCGTATCCCTCGACCCTGCGATGCAGAACAAGATCTTCACCATCGCCGGCGCTCGAGCGATCCGCGAAGGTGCCGATATCGCGCAGGTGGTCAATGCCAGACGTGGTGCGAACGGACTTGACACGGCCGCCGGGCTGATGGGCAACGCCAGATATCACCACACCAAGCGCCGGGATGTGTATGGCCGCCAGCTCATCACCACCACCGAGGGCGTGACCAAACGCGGTGTTGCGGGCAAGGTTATCCGCGCTCGCGGCCGCGATCCGAAAACTACTCCGAGGCTGATGCCGGAGGACATTTACCAGCTCGGTGAGGACCGCGACGAGACGCTCAGGCTGTTGAGGTTGAACGGGTACCTGCTGGAGCGATCCGGTCCGAGGTCCGGTGCAGGCTCGAGAACCAGTCTGGTGCCTGATCTCGGATCCGCCGCGAAGCCGAAGCCGAAGCCACAACCGGCAACAGTCGACCTCGATGCGGTCACGGCCGCGGCGCAGGCCGAGGCTGCAGCTCGTGCGCGTCAGCGAGCTGCACCGCAGTTCGCGTTCTCGGTCAGCGCCGGAGTTTCTGCCGCCTCGGCGTTGGCCGCACGCAGGACCATTGCCCGGATCCCGTTCGAGGCTCGGCGGGAGTTGGATCGCCAGGGTATCCGACTCTTCCTCGCGCGCCGTGTTTCTCTGATCGACGACCAGCAGGTGCGTGATCGCTATGCCGGGAAGTTCACCGGCGATGGTCGTCCACTGGAGGAGACCTCGTTCTTCAACCCCAGCTTCGGCGATGTGATCATCGGGACCGACTCGCGGGGTGGCTCACTCGACGTCGTCGCTCACGAACTGGGCCATGCCCTCGACTATCGGGCGTTGCGTCGACTGCCACCGGAAGTGACGTGGCAGGAACAGGGGTCGGCGTCGCTGTCGGACGCCGCACGAGAGGCGGCGCAACGACCCGCGACGGCGGCGATCTACCGGATCCAGGACGACCCGTACATCAAGTGGGCGCACGAACGAGTCGCTGCGGGGAAGGGTCCGGAGTACTACCGCGCTGGCTCGCAGGGCAATCGGGGAAGTGGCCGCGCGGAATGGATTGCGGAGGGGTACGCCGCGGTGCTGAGCGGGAACCGGCCGTGGTTGGTCTACATCTCGGGCGGCGACGAGCAGGCCGCCGACATCCTGGCGTGGTCGTTCCGAAGATTTGGGGTGGTCGCATGATCCTGCCTGTCCTGATTCTGGGAGCCGGCCGATACCTCGACATCAGTGGGCGGGTTCTGAAAGCCGAACGCACCTACAGTGCCGCGGAGGTCGCCGCACACAGTGTGTGGGATCCAGGCTTCGATCCCGTGGCGGCTGGTGCCCCGGGCGAACCGGAGTCGTTGTCTCCGGAGCGTCGAAGCTACTGGGAGTCCATCGCAGCAAGCGGGGGACACGTTCTGAGTGAGTTACTCGCACCCACGTGAGACATGACTCTTGCCTAACCCGTTGATCCGCAAGGGATCAGCGTTCGAGCCGCCCGCAATGGGTTTGGCCGTATCCGAAGGAGCAGTACTTTCATGAAGCGAACCATTCTCACGGCCGACCAGTTCGCAGCATTGGCGCGCCGTACGTCCCTGCCGCAGTGGACTCAGCAGCCGCTGCAGCAGCACTTCGCCGAAGGTGATGGCGATGGCGACGGCGGTGGTGACGGGGGCGGGGACGGCGGCAACGACGGCGCAGGCGACGGTGCCGGTGATGGCACCGGCGACGGCACCGGGGACGGTGACGGGGACGGCGATGGGGACGAGGACAAGAAGCTCGGCCCCGCGGGAGAGAAAGCACTGGCCGCGATCAAGGCCAAGGAGAAATCCGAACGGACCCGTCGTATCGCAGCCGAGAAGGAACTCAGGGCGCTGAAGGCCGGAAAGAAGCCAGGAGCATCCGGCGGGGACGATGCCGCCGAGCAGGCTCAGCGCGAACGCGAGGAGCAGATCATCGCCCGCGCGAACGCCCGAGTCCTCAGCTCCGAAGTGCGGGCCGCTGCAGCAGGTGTGCTGGCGGATCCCGCCGATGCCCCACGATTTATCGACCTCGATCAGTTCGAGGTGGGTGAGAACGGCTCGGTCGACGCCACCGCGATCGCAGATGCGATCAAGGAACTCGTCGAAGACAAGCCGTACCTGGCCGCGCAAGGCGGCACCGGAAAGTCCCGAACTCCCAACCCCGACAAACGTCAAGGCGGCGGGGGCGGAAGGAAGTTGTCGGGCAAGGATCTCGGGAAAGCCGAAGCAGCAAAGCGATTCGGCAACCGCGACAAGAAGTAGCCGCAGTGTGAACGACCCCATCGAGCATCACCCATCTCACCCTTGAAGGAGGGACGTAGCGCCATGACCTCGATCGAAGTGCAGACCAACGCGTTTCAGAACGACAACAAGCAGTGGCTCCTGAGCCCGCACGGTACCGACCCGGGAACCACACCGTCGATCACTCTCGACGTGTCCGCGTTCACTCAGGCCACGCACTACCCGAACGGATTCATCCTCTCGGGAATCGTGCTCGGCAAGATCACCGCCAATCGCAAGTACGGCCCCTACGACGACACCGCAACGGATGGTCGTCAGACGGCGGCGGGAATCTTGTTCGCCGCACGGAAGGTGCCGAACCTGCTGGATCTGAGCAAGGACGTCGGATCCGCTCTGCTCGTCCACGGGTTCGTCGATCCCGCGAAGTTGCCGATCGCGAACGCAGCGACCGGCGGAGGTTTTCTCGACACCAACGGTCGCACCGACTTGCGACTGATCCACTTCGCGTCCTGATCCGGACCGACTGACCTTCTCTGTCTCGAAAGGACATTCAGCTCATGGCACAGTTTCTCGATGCGCCGGTTCCACCCGACGCACTCACCACGTTCGTTCGTGAGGTACCCAAGCCTCGCAACAACCGCCTGACCGAGTTGTTCGGCACTCCGAAGATTCTCGACAGCAACACCGTCGACTTCCTCGAGATCGTCAAGACCAACCGGACGGCGAAGTACCGCAGCTACGACGGGCGTATCCACGTGTCGAGCCGCGACACCGGTTCGGAGAAGCGCGTTCCGCTTGCGCCGCTGTCGAGCTCGTCTCCTGCGATCGGCGAGTACGAGCGCCTGCAGCAGGAGTTCGCGCGGACGCAGGGAACCAACAAGGCGGTCCTCGAGCGCGCGATCTACAACGACGGCGAGAATCTCACGAACGAGATCTACAACCGGATCGAGCTCGCGTGGGGCGACGTGCTCACCGATGGCATCTTGAACATCGACGAGAACGGCTTCATCAACGAGGCCGACTACGGGCTGCCCGCGAACCACAGCGTTGCTCCGGCAACACCGTGGACGAATCTGACTGCAGCGACACCGCTCACCGACCTCCAGTCGTGGTGCGACGTCTACAACGCAACGAACGGTTTCCTGCCGGGCTCGTTCCTGCCCTCGCTCAAGCAGATGCGGCTCCTGCAGCGCAACAAGGAGATCATCGACGCGGTGTTCGGCGCGACTCAGGGTCGCACTCACGTCACCACGGCCGACCTGATCAACCTGTTCAGCTCGGAAGGTCTGCCGACGCCGCTCGCGCCGTACGACAACGTCCTCGACGTCGACGGCGTCTCGACCCGCGTCATGGCCGAGGATCGTCTGACGATCCTGCCTCCGAATCTCGAGGACCTCGGGTTCACCGCGTTCGGCCTGACGGCAACCGCGTTGGAGATGGCCGACTCGGGCGAGATCGATCGCGTCGAGACCGACCCGCAGGGCATCGTCGCCAAGGTCGTCAAGGTCGACGGACCGCCGACCCGGCGATTCACCTGGGTCGATGCATGCGGGCAGCCGATCCTCTCGAACGCCCGTCGCCTCATGACAGTGGACGCGTTCTGATGGCGCGCCTGGCTGTGTTCGTGCACGTCGCGGACAAGAACGGTGACATCCACGCTTTCGGCCCGGACGACGACGTACCCGCATGGGCAGTCAAGTCGATCACGAATCCGGGCGTGTGGGCCGAAGCGCCCGAACCGGCGAAGGCACCGGCATCACCACGCAAGACCGCCGCCAAGCCGGCGGTGGCCAAGACGGTCACTCCGGAGACTCCCAAGACGGAGGCACCCGCGGGCGACGGCGGACAGGCTCCCAAGCCTGCGCCGGGTGAGGCGTTCGCCGCCGAGACCGGGAACACCGGCGGTGCTGACGACGCCGGCGCGGGTGACGATTCGGAGGAGTGAATCATGCCCAGCACGGAACCTCTGATCACCGTGCAGGACATGCGTGACGGCACGATGGAGCCGTTCCCCGAGGCGGACACCGAGGAACAACAGCAACTGCTGTTCCTCATCAGATTCGCCTCGGGGAAGGCCCGCCGCGGGGTTATCCGGGCGTCCGGCCTCGATCTCGACGACGGTCTCGCGAACGGCACCGTCGACCGCGATCTCATGATCGGCACCATGGTCGTGGCCGTGCACCGCGCGCTGCTGCTGTGGCGGCGCGGGTTCGGAGTAAGGAACAAGCAGTACCTCGAGGAATCGACCGAGTACTCCGACGGGGATGCCGGATCGTCGTCTCTGGTGTACTTCACCACCGACGAGATCGACGATCTCACCCCGAATCAGCCGTCCGGATCGTCGCGGGAGGCGTTCACGATCACGCCCGGGCCACGCTGATGGCCCGCTACCCACAGCGTTGGTCGATCGTGCGACCGAATCCACCGGAGGTCGACGAGAGCACCGGCAACCTCGTTCCCGTTGCCCCGACGTACCAACCGTGGACGGGACTGCTGCAACAGCGGTTTCTGGACACCAAGCAGACCGAACTGGCCGGGGACCGAACGCTCAGCGAGCTTGTCCTGCAACTCGATCCGTATCTACCAGGCGGTCTCAGTGACCGCGACCAACTCCGATTCGACGGTGACCGCAGAGTCCACGGTTCGAACGAAGGTGTCGGTGGGTTGATTTCGGTCGGGGACATCGTCCACGTCCGCGGCCGACCGAAGGAACGCAGGCCCACCGAAGGCGGCCGGGTGGAGTACATCGTGGCGATCGTCGTGCACGCCTCGGACATGACGTCGAACTACAGGTCTTCGCCGTAACCGAAAGGCAGTGATCCGCAATGGATCAGACCGAATCGCAGCAGCCGAAACCGCAACCGCCCTACCCGACCACGTCGCATTTCGTGGTGACGCAGTTGGCCAAGGATCTCGACGGTCTGGCGTTCGGTGCGGCCGATTGGCATTTCAACTTCAGGACCGACCCGAACTATTACGCGTCACTCGCGCAGGCAGTGCTCAACGCACAGGCCGGGTGGTTCCTCGACATGCGGACCCGCGAATGGGTTCTGCGTGAACAGCTTTCCGATGAACAGAAGGCAATGACCTGACCTGTCCCGGTCCGGTCGCCCCCACTTACGAAGGAGATTGACCACCATGGCCGATACCGAAAACACCGAGCCGTCCGCTCAGCCGATCATCGAGTGGACCGACGACGAGGGGCGCAAGCACCACGCCGCCGAGGGCACGTTCGCTCACAAGGCGCACCTGGCCGAGGAAAAGCTGAAGGAGAGCAAGACTGCTGCGGCCGCCGAGCCCGACGCCGACGCAGACCAGGGCGGGGACGCCGACGTCGCCAAGACCGACGCACCCGTTCCCGCGGCTCCCGCCGAGCTGACCTCGACACCGGGTGGTCGGCCTGCCGGTCCGCCGAAGGCCGCCGCGCCCAAGTCGTCCTGATGTCTGCTCGCCTGACCATCTTTCCGGGGCAGGTACGCGAGCAGGTCACTGCGACAACGATCGAGGGTCGCATCGCAATCGCGACGGAGATCGTCGACGAGGCGCGCGCAGCTGCCCCGGTCGACACCGGCTACTTCCAGTCGGAGTTCCTGGTGGAGTACGAGGGTAGGCGGGTGTTCGCGGTGAACGCGGCCGACGACGCCAGCTACATCGAGTACGGCACTCTCGATACTCCGCCGGCGGCGGTGATGACCGATGCGGCTCGCGCGCACGGTAAGTACTCCGGCTGGACTCCGCGATGACGCCGAAGGTGCGAATCCCGTTCGCTCCCGGTGCCGTTCGTGAAGCGCTGCAGGCGGACGGCGATCTCACCGAACATGTTCCTCTGAGCTTGATCACCACTCGTGACATTCCCGAGGACATCGTCCGGCCGTTCATCGTGATCCGCGGCGCTGGCAATCGGGGTGATGACCCGATGCTGCGAAAGCCGTTCGTACAGATCGACGTGTTCGCTCCGCCGCCGGCCATTCTTCGGGCCGAGCCGTACCCGATCAACGCTGATCCCGAGGAAGTTGCATGGGATCTCGCTGGTCTGTGTGGGGAGATCATTGGTCACACGACCGCCCGGCAGTTCCGGAATTGCTCGTGGAACGGCCGATGGGTGGACGGTCCCGGTATCGGCCCCCAGATCGACAAGTCCCGCGGTGAGAACATGCCGCTCTACCGCCAGACGGTGCGCGTCGAATTGACCGTCACCGTCCGAGAACACCCCACTTTCTGGTGGGCGTGAACTCCGGTCCGGGGTGTACTGGCATGCGCCCCGGGCCGGACCCAAACATCGAGCTCACGGACGTGGGCCGAAACGCTGAAAGGAATCACCCGTGAGCAACCACGCCGATCCGAACCTTGCAGTCGTCTACCTCGACTGCGACTTCTACCGGGCACCCGCCGGTACCCTGCTCCCCGCGAATCCGTTCGCCGACAACCCAGTCACCGGCACAGCGCCCGGCGTGGCATGGGATCCGTTCGGTGGTCTCCAGATGGGCTTCGATATGACGCCCTCGCAGGACATCAAGAAGCACCGAGTGATGAACTTCCGCAAGTCCGCCTACGGTGTGACGTCCTCGCCCCGCGACGACACGCTGAAGTTCAAGGCGACGGACCGCTCGAAGGCCACGTTCCTGACGATGCTCGAGGGTGGCGAGGTCATCGAGCTCAGCACCGGCAACTACGAGTACAAGAAGGGCAACGGCGAGGAATTCGCCGTGCTCGCAGTTTGCCGTGACATCACCGCCAACGCGTGGTTCTACTGCGAACGTACCCGCCTCGGCACCCCGCCCCCGCGCTCGTTCAAGGGCGAGGACCTCGACGGTTGGGAGTTCGAGCTGATCGCGCTGAACGAGGTCCGTGAGGGCGGCGACGCCAACCCGCTCGCTCCCTGATTCCACATCCCACCCGGCTAGGTAAGGTAAGGAACTCGAATTCACATGCCAGAGAACAAGAGCAAGAACAAGGACCCCCGCCCCGTCGACACCGACGAGGCGGGGGCTCCGCCTCAGCCCGAAGAGGACACCACCCACGACACGGAAGAACGTCGGGAACCGTTCGACCTCGAATCGGTCCTCGCGGTCGGCGGTCCGCCGGTCAAGTTGCCGATCGAGTGGAACGACTACCGCCCGGTGCCGATCGTGTTCGACGGTGTCGAGTACATGATCGGGCGACGGTACTCGGCCAAGACCGTGCGCAAGTTCTTCAAGCTGATGCGTACGACGGGCGAGGATGTCGCGGACCAGATCCTCGGCGTCGTTCTCACGGAGGGCGACCCGAAGCAGCTGTGGAAGGACCTCGGTGTGCTGTCGATGCCGGAGTCGGACAAGCTGTTCGCCACGATCTACAAGATCGCCGGCCTGATGAGTCTGTCGGGGAAATTCTTGGCGTCCTAGCCACCCTCGACGATGAGGAAGGTTGGGACGCAGCACTCGCCGCGGTGCGGGCGCACTGCCACCTCGATCTCCGCGAGGCCATGGAATCGATGCTCTGCGCGGACCTCGCCGCGCTGGTCGAATACGCACTCGCACGGGACGATCAGCAGGGTCGCACGGACGAGAACATCGCAATGCTCCTCGACCGCGACAACTTCGAGCTCGATTCGCTGTACTCGCAGTGGACCACGGACCCGAACGATCCCGAGGTCAAAGCGGCCGCGGCCGATCGGAAGCGCCGCGGAATCAAGCCGTCACCGCATCCGCTGATTGCTCCGATCGCTCTCCGTCGTCAGGAGCTGCAAGAGATCTACATCAAGCAGTACACCGAAGCGGTGCAACGGTATTCGGCTCCGCAGTCCGATCGAAAGCTCACCTTGGCCGAAGTTCTGAGAATGCGAAAGAGGTGATCTCGTGCCCGGTGGTCGGATAGACGTCGAAGTTGCAGTCAACGCACGCAACGCACCGGGCGATCTGCAGCGTGAACTCGCGCCTGCGATGACTCAGGCGAAGGCGTTCGGTAGCGCGATGGGGTTGGCCATCGGTGGCGCGGCCGTCGCGGCCGGTGTCAAAGAAGTCATCGACATCGGCAACGACTACACGACCACGATGAACACCCTGCAGGCGGTGACGCGGGCGACCGAGTCCCAGATGTCTGCCGCGGGCGATCGCGCGAAGGCACTCGGCAACGACATCTCCCTGCCGGGAACGTCGGCGTCGGATGCTGCAGCGGCGATGACCGAGCTCGCCAAGGGTGGGTTCTCGGTTCAGCAGTCCATGGATGCCGCGAAGGGCACGCTGCAGTTGGCGGCGGCCGCGCAGATCGATGCCGCGTCGGCCGCGACGATTCAGTCGCAGGCGCTGCAATCGTTCGGTCTCAACGCCGACTACGCGGCCACGGTATCGGACGTACTGGCGAACTCGGCGAACGCCTCGTCGGCCGAGATCACAGACGTCGCAATGGGTCTGGCACAGTCGGGAGCGGTGGCCAACCAGTTCGGCATGTCGATCGAGGACACCGCGGCCACCCTCGGCGTCCTGGCGAACGCGGGTATCCAGGGCTCCGACGCAGGCACCTTGCTGAAGTCGACCCTGTTGGCACTGACCGATCAGTCGAACCCGGCGCAGGGCGCGATCGAGGATCTCGGTCTCACCGTCTACAACGCGCAGGGACAGTTCGTCGGTATGTCGGAGTTGTTCCGTCAGCTCGACGAGGCTGCTGCGTCGATGTCGCCGGAGCTGTATCAGGCGGCGACCGCAACGCTGTTCGGTTCGGACGCGATGCGTCTGGCCGGTGTCGCTGCCGAGCAGGGGCAGGCCGGGTACGACAGCATGCGTACCGCGGTCGAGCGGCAGGGTGCGGCGGCGGAGGTCGCGGCTGCGAAGACGAAGGGTCTACCGGGTGCGATGGCGTCCGCGGGCAATGCCGCCGAGACTCTCGCACTGGGTGTGTACGACCTGGTGGACGGTCCGCTCGAGGGTCTGATCACCAAGGGTGCCGAGTTCGTCACGAACACCACCCCTGGCCTGATCAGCGGTCTGGAATCCGCAGGCCAGGCGATGGCCCCAGTGGCGGGGTTCGTCGGCGATCTGGTGAGTGCGTTCACCGAACTGCCCGGGCCGGTTCAGGCTGTGGCCGTCGGTCTGGGTGCGCTGAAGATCTCCGGTCTCGACGACTCGATCGGTGAGCGGATCGGCGGCTGGCGCGACTCGATCTCGGACTTTCGCCGTGAGATGGGCGACCTGCAGATGGAGCAGGCGCTGTCCGGGATCTCGGATACCGACACCGCGAACCCGATCTCTGCCCTGACCGGTGATGCAGAGGATCTCGCGGGCGCACTCGAGGAGAACGCGGAGCCGCTCTCCGAACTGGCGGCCGGCCTCGCCACGTTGGAACGCCGCTCGCCCGCGATCCGGAACATGGCCGAGGGTTACCGCGGTGTCACTGCTCGCACCCGCGAGTTCGCGAACCAGCAGCGCGCGGCCGCCGGCCAGTCCGGCGCGCTGACGTCGGCGCTACGCAACGGTGCGGCTCGTGCGGCTCAGTTCGGTGGCGTGATCGGCGGCTCCGCTGTCGCTGGCCTGCGCGGCATGACGTCCGCAGCCAAGGGTGCGATCGGTGTCCTCGGTGGTCCGTGGATGGTCGGGATCATGGCCGCGACGTTCGCCGTCGGGAAGATCTCGTCCGAGTACGCGGCTCTCGATGCGCAGCAGGAGTCGATCGACAAGTCGTCGGCCGATGTGGCTGCCGCGCAACGCGATGTGGCGAAGGCCTTCCAGGAGTCGCAGGGCGCGGTGTCGGACAACGTTCTGGGTGCCGTTGGCATGCAGATCGATTCGGTTCGCGAGAAGGCCAACACGCTGGCGGAGAACGGGCCGGGCGCGTTCGGGATCTTCGCTGCTGCCGGTAGTGACATCAAGGGCTGGTTCTCCGGTGTCGCCGAGGCCGGCACCGACGCAATGCGTGCGCAGGAGGACCTGGCCGAGCAGGGAGCGAAGACCGAGTCCGGATTCCGGAACCTCGGTAAGACCAACCAGGAAGTCGCTGCGGCACTCTCGGGTTCCGACGCAGAGTACAACGCGATCGCCAACAGCCTCCGCGGTATCGACGACGGTGGATCGGAAGCGCTGGCCGTATTGCAGCCTCTCCGTGAGGAATTCGTCAAAGCTCGCGAGACTGCTCAGAACACCACACCGGGCTTCTTCGATCTCCGCGATGCGGTGAAGGTGTTGTCAGACGAGTCATCGTCGGCAACGGACCGCATCAACGCGATGAAGACCGCGCTGGATGTGTTGTCGGGCAAACCGATCCCCCTCTCGGATGCGCTGCAGACGTACAACGATCAGGTTCGGGCTACAGCCGAGGCCACGAAGGACGTCTGGGATGCAGCGCAGGGGTGGGGCGCTGAACTGATCGGGCAGGGCGGTGCCGTCAACACGGCGTCGTCCAATGGTTCGCGTCTGCGGGATTCGTTGCTGGCGATCAAAGACGCGACGATCACCGCTGCCGAAGCCGGTGCCGATATGGGGCCGATCTGGGCGTCGAACGATGCTCAGCTGCAACAGTTGTCGATCTCGACCGGCGTCGCGGTCCAGGACCTGCAGCGCATGATCGAGGCCGAGGGCCTGATCCCGAAGAACATCGAACTGCTCGCAAGCCTGCGAGGCGCGGACACCGTCGAGCAGCAGATCGCCATTCTCAGCGGTCTGCTCGGCGCGGTGGGGCAACCGGTCGACATTCCAATCGATGCGCTCACCGACGACGCGAAGCGCAAGATTCTCGACGTCGGTGGAACCATCGAGTCCGACATCAACGGCAGGCCCGGCATCGTTCGGATCACCGCGCCGAACCAGCAGGCCCTCGATGCGATCCGTGCGATCAACGAGCAGGCGGACAACGCCACGCGGCCGCGCACTGCGGTGGTGACGTTCACTGTCGAGGAACGGCGTGCGCAGCGGCAGTTCGGTATGTCCGATGCTGCGTACGCCGACCTGGTGTCGCAACTGCCCGGTCGTGCGACCGGTGGCGCGTTGGTCGGTCCGGGGACGTCGACGTCGGATTCGATGCTCATGTACACGCCCGGGTTCGGTGCGTGGCGTGGCTCGACGGGCGAGCATGTCCTCGACGCCGGTGACGTGCAGGCGATGGGCGGGCAGGAGAACGTCTACCGGTTCCGGCAGATGCTCGACACCAATGCTCTGCCGATGGAGGACCTGCTCAATGGGAACCTCGCTCTGCCGGGATTCGCTGAGGGTGGGGCACTGGATCGGGTGTTCGATCTCGGTCGGCGCGGCAACGGTAACCCGTACGGCTGGGGTGCCGCGTCGGTGTCGGCGGCGGACTGCTCGGGCTGGGTTGCGATCCTGCAGAAGGCCGCGATGGGGCAGGGCGAGTCGGGCCGTTTGGGCACGACGTATTCGTTGCTGGCCGGCGAATGGCCGGGTTTGGTGCCGGGTACGACGGGCCCGTTCGTCGTGGGCACCAACGAGGAGCACATGGCGGCCACGATCGACGGCGTCAACTTCGAGTCCGGTGGCGCGAACGGAAACATGCAGATGGGTGGCGGTGCTGCGGGCGCGTTCGATGCGCAGTTCACCAACCAGTACTACCTACCGTGGGAACTATTCGCTCCTCCGTACGATCCGGCGACGTCCGGTGCGCCGGGTACCGCGGGGATCGGCGGTCTGGATTCTGCGAGCGCGTACAGCACGTCCGGTGGTTCGCGATCGAAGAAGGCGACGTGGGCGGAGAAGGACGAGCTGGCCCTCGATTCGGCTCGCATCGCGATCAGGCAGGCCGAGGAGGATCTCGCGGCGGCGCTGGGCAATCCGAAGAAGTCCGACGCCGACAAGGACCAGGCTCGGTCGAAGGTCGAGCGGGCGAAGCAGAAGGTCAAGGATCTCGAGGCGAAGAAGGACGCGGCGGCTCGCGGGTTGAATGAGCCTCCGGCTCCGCAGGCTCCGGACCTGACGACCAATCTGTCCGACGAGGAGTTGTCGGCGCAGGACGCTCAGGCTGCGGTCGTCGAGGCCAACGCTCGCCGCAACGAGGTCTACGCCGATCCGGAGTCGACTCCGGAGGAGAAGGCCGCTGCCGACCGTGCGCTGCAGCGTGCACGGAACTCGGCTGCCAATCAATCCGTCAGTGGTGCTTCGGGATCGGGCACGGGTGCGTTGACGACGGCCGATCAGTGGTCGTCGGCGCTCGGCGGGATCGTCGGCGATTTCGTGACCGAGAACATCGCGGATGTCCTCGGCTACTACGAGGCCGACAACATGGGCCCGCTCGCGAAGGCCGGTGTGGCCTTGGTGTCGGGTCTGGCGGAGATGCAGAAGCAGCATCTGGAGGACAACGCCAGGTTGCTCGACACTGCCAAGCCTGCGACCGAAGGCGAACTCGCCAATCAGTTGCCGGCCACTCCGGGCACTCCGGACTGGATCGAACTGTTGGCGAAGGGGATGGTGACGCCGACGCCGAAGTTGTTCGACACCGGTGGTCTGTGGAAGCACGGTGAGCTCGGTCTGAATCTGTCGGGTCAGACCGAGGAAGTGTTGACCGGTTCGATGCGCACGTCGGTGGCGCAGGAGTTGGCGTTGGCACGTGCGGAGCGGATGGCACCGCAGCGGTCCGCTCCGGAACGTCGGGAGGCTCGACCGATCACGGTGAACAACAACGGATTCGACCGTCACGAGGTGGAACGCGGTATCCGTCAGGCGCGCCACGAAGACGAGTGGCGCTCGAACAGTGTTCGGTTAGGGGAGTCGTGACGTTCTTTCCGGAGGGCACCGCCAATGTGGTGATCGCAGGGCCCGGCGCAGCAGCCGATCTTCCGGAACGGGCCTGGTATCTGTCCGAACACCACCTCGTCGGACGTCAGTCCGGCGGGGTGGTGCTCGCCGGTGGCTGGGCCGATTACGTCGAACCGGAAGCCAAGCACCAATGGTTCGAGACCGCCCGCGGCGACGGAGCGATCTGGCTGGGTGCGGTGATCGAGCCGCGGCGTTTCAAGATCCCGGTGCACGTCCACAAGATCCACGGCTCGCACATCCACAAGGTCGAGGATGGTTTCTGGTCCGACATCTGGTACGAGTTCCAGTCCCGGCTCTACGTCAATTCCCCTCGTGGAGTGAAATATTGCGACTTCCGTCTCGACGCCATGCCGTCGGTCGAGCACGAGGTCGACCCGGTATTCGAGGGCTTCCAGCCGTATCTGATCCCGGTCGTGGTCGAGAAGTCGTGGTGGTTGGGCCTGCCGGAGGAGTTCGCGTGGGCGAACGGTCAACCGGTGACAAAGAAGTCGCTCTACAATTCCGGTGACCGCAAGGCAATGCCGGTGATCACCATCAAGGGACCGGGTGTCTTTCAGCTCCCGGACGGTGTGAGCGACAAGGTGGTGACCACACCGAACCTGAAGCCCGGCGAGGTGGTGGTCATTCACACCGACATGTCGGTGCGCCCGAAGTCCAACATGCGCAACAACTTCTACGGCGACATGGGCGGTCAGCGCTTCCTCAAGGACAACGCGATACCGGGTCGTCGGCGGATGGACATGTCGCGTCTCAAGTGCATCGGTGGCAATGCCGCGTCGTCGGCGGTGTTCACGATCGAACCGAAATCACGGAGGCCGTTTTGACCGCACCGGTGATGGACCCCGTCAACGTTCCTCTCGATTCGTGGTCGGCCGCGGCATGGCGTGAGTTGCTCGACGAGCCGCCGCGTCGCGGGTCGGCGGCCGAGTTCAGTGTGGAGGTCTTCACCCCGCAGTTGGTGCCGTTGGGGATGGTCACCGACTACGGCGAGGCACGATTCAAGAAGCAGCGCCGCGGCGTGGGTCCGGCGAAGCTGCTGTTGCCGGGGTCGACCGAGTTCGCTGATCTGCTGATGAAGGCGGACACCACCGTCATCCCCGTGCGGATCACCTACAACGACGAGCACTACGACGGATTCGTCGACACCGCAGTCCGCAAGGGCATCAAGGGAAACAAGACGATCACCGTCACCCTGGTGGACTCGAAGATCTTCCTCTCGTGCATCTTCGCCTACCCGATGCCGATCCCCGGGTTCGAGGAGGTCCAGTTCCCGCCGGAGGACCTGTTCGTCGGACCCCTCAAGGGCGGCATTCACTGGTACTCGGAACGCAACTTCTTCCGACTTCGCTTCCGCACCGGACAATGCCCGGTCACCATGCTGCCGTACGACTTCTTCTCCGACCGCTCGGAGTGGACGACGATGCAGGCCCGCATGGTCTCGCTCGAGGAACTGTTCGATCCGGTCCTCAAGGACTCGGACGTCATGATCGAGATGGGCTTCTTCATCAAGGGTCGCGACAAGCAGCCCTCCGATCGGGTGACACTGCTGTCCTCGCAGGTGTGGATGCGGGTGGTCGATCGACCGAAGTCCGGCGGCATCAACACCGGTGTCGCACCGCTCGACGGTCTGGCGAACACCATCGCCCAGATGATCGCCGACGGTGTCGACTCGTTGATCGGCGGCTTCCTCCCGGGCTTGGCCGAGCAGATCTCGAAGCACCTCAAGCAGACCGAAATCCCGTCGTGCATCTGGACGGAGGACTCGCCGGGCATCATCGACGCCACGTTGGAAGTGACTCACCCCCAGGCATATTCGGTCATCGTGGGCGGAAAATCACCCACCTGGCTGAACAAGTTGCTCCAGCTCGCAATCGAGCAGGGGATCATCGCGTTGGCCACCGCGGCTCTGACAGCGTTGTCGATTCCGATCGGCGGGCTGGGCGGGATCATCGGCGCGGTCGCCGGTGCCCTGTCGACGATCCTCGACGACGTGTTTCTCGCGTTCATGAAAGCCACGAACTACAAGGCCAAGCGCGAGCTCGGCCCGCTGGCTCGTCCGGAGAAGTTCGTCAACGGCGGCTCGGCCGGATACACGTTCTCCTCCAAGCAACGCGCCGATCAGGGAATCTTCGACATCGCCGGAAAGCGGCGCGGCAAGGTCTCGATCATCGATTGGGCCCCGCACGCAGCGTTCCGTGACTTCGATATCGGGCATCTCGTCGGGTGGGAGGACGAGGGCGAGATGTTCACCGACCGGGTGGAGTCGATCGAGGTCGTCGACACCCGCGAGGACCGCGTTCTGGTCGACTCGGTGATCGGTGACGACGAGCCGGAGAAGTCTCCGCAGCAGCGCAACCAGGAACGGTTCAAACGCCTGTTCTCGATGTTCAACGCCATGACCCTCGCAACGAACTAGGAGCACGCACTATGCCGGACATTGTTCTGCCCCATAATGTCTCGATCATTCCGCAGGAGACCGGCTACTGGTGCGGCCCCGCGTCCACGCAGGTAGCACTCGATGTGCGGGGGATCGGGTCGACGGAAACGGATCTCGCTCGTCAATTGGGGACTACCCGTAACGGCACGAACCACATCGGGCTGATCACCGACCTGCTGAACCGGAACGTCGACGCCGACTACGTCACTCGGCAGATCCCCGGCAACGATGCGACACCTGTACAGCGCGAGTTGCTGTGGTCGGACATACGGTCGTCGATCCTCGGTGGTTACGCGGTGGTCGTTAACGTCGTTGTGCCGCCGTCGAACTACCCGCGCGGTACTCGCGGCGAGAAGCCCGCGTACGGCGGGGGGACGGTCTACCACTACTTCACGGTTGTCGGTTTCAATGCCGATACCCGCGAGGTGTTCGTCGCCGACTCGGGCTTCCGGCCGTACCAGTATTGGATGTCGGTCGATCAGTTGGCGTCGTGCATCGCGGGTAAGGGGTACACGGCCACACCGAACGTCGCACCTGTTGCCCCCGAGGATGATGCGGCGTGGGCTCGGATCGAAGAGCAGTTTATGGGCCCACGCCGATGAGCGCCTATCTGCCCGAGGGCAGCACCCTCGACGACGGCGGTAAGTACGACGCCGGACACGGGATGCACTACACGCCCTATTACCGCGACGAGGCTTGCACGCAACTCGATGGCATCTGGTTCTGGCATCCATGTGCGAACGAGCTGGCTACGCCTCGCGGCCCGCATCCCGGCCCCAATGGGCGGACAAACGAGAACTGGGACTACACCAACAGGCATACACCGGATCGGTTGACGATCCGCGCGTCCATCCTGTGCGACTGCGGATTCCACGGCTTCCTCACTAACGGACGATGGGAGCCCTGCTGATGGATGCTCAGACGCTCCGGGCGGCGATGCAGGAGACCTACGTTTCCGACGCCACCATCGCCGCGTACCTGCCGCATTTCGAGGAAGCGATGCGCGCCGCGCAGATCGACACCGTCCTCCGGGCTGCGGCGTGGTGTAGCCAGATCGGCCACGAGTCATCGGGCTTGCGCTACATGGCAGAGATCGAGGAGACGAACCCGACGTGGACGTGGGATCGCACCAGGTACCGCGGCCGCGGACCGATTCAGCTCACGTGGCAGGGGAACTACCGGCGATTCGGCGAATGGTGCAAGGCCGCCGGATACGTCACCGACTCCGAGCTGTTCGTCAACCGCCCCGAGCTCGTCGAGGAACCGCGATGGGGATTCCTCGCAGCGTCGTGGTACTGGCTCAACGGTGGGCCGCGCCGCGGTGAGATCAACGCTTTCGCGGATGCGGGCGACATTCTCTCAGTCTCACGATGCGTGAACGGCTGGGTCCAAACACCGAACGGGATGCCGGACAGGCAGTCCCGCTACACGCGCGCACTGAAACTCGGTGATGCGCTCCTACCCCAGGAGGATGACATGGCAGGTGCAGCGGAGAACATCGAAGAGCAGTTGCTGGGACGCAAGGAAGTCGACGGACAACGGCGCGGCTGGGAGCAACTAGGCGACCACACCCAGAAGAAGCGAAGCCTCGTCGATGGCGTCGGCCGTGTGATTCAGATCGGCAACTTCGAGGTCGAACAGCTCAAGCGCGTCGAGCTGAAACTCGATGCGGTTCTGTCCGCACTGAAAGTCGAGAATCCTGCACCGTACGAGTACGAAAAGGGAAAGTGATGGCCGACAGAAATGTGGTCGATCTGATCACCGAACGTGTCGTCGAGCAGGTATCGGCCACGTTCGCGGGTGCGGTGGCACAGCTCGAAGCGGCCGGCGCAGATGCCCGTGCGCGTCTCGACGAAACATTCGAGCGAATCGAGGCCGAGGGCCGCGCGAAGCTCGACTCGCTGTTCGATCTCGGTGGACTGCCGATGGGCGGTCCGGTGATCACCGAGGATGGGGACTTCGACCCGGTGGGATGGATCAAGTCTCAGGCGCGCTCGCGTGCGCTGCGCACCCTGGTCCAGGGTCTGCTCGCCGTGGTGCTCGTCGCGGCGGGCAATGCGGTCGTGCAGGTCATCGCCCAGGGAAGTTTTGACATCTTCTCCTGGGACGACTGGAAGGTTGTCGGTGCACTGGCGGGTTCGGCCGCGCTCGCGTCCGGGATTGCCTACGTACAGAACAAGTTCGGGATCAAACCACCGAAGGTCTCGTGACCACTCGGTTGGTCTCCGATCTGCTGTTCTTCGCGCGATCGGTGACCGTGGTCCTGGGAGCTCTGGCAATCGGGTACGGCACGTTGACGTTCACTTTCGGTGCTGCGCTGTGGAGCGGGCCCTCGCACGTCTACGGGACCGCGCTCACTGTCCCGTACGCACCGCAATCCTGGGGCGTCGTGGCTATCGTGGCCGGCGTCCTCGTGGTGACCGGGCAGCTTGCGAGCCGTCACCGGGTTGTGGTGGCGGGCGCGGCAGTGATGATCCTGTGGTTCCTGTTCTTCGCGATCTCGTTCCTGTTCGACGTCGTGAACTCGGGCAATCCGTTCGGTGCGCCAGGTGTCCTCGTCTACACGTTGCTGTGCGTGCTGATGGTGCTCCGCGTGACCGTCCGGATCCCGGCGGTGTCGCGATGAGCGGGCGCGTGGGTGCGGTATCGAAACGCGTGATGGCGTTCGTTCTCGGTGGACGCCGGGTTGTATCCGGGTCTTGGCCGTTGTATCGCATCCTCGCTATGGCACTCACCATTTCCGGTGTGGTCCAACTGGTCACGGGAAAGGTGCCGGGGTCGGTCACGGCCACGCAGTCTCCCGAGTGGACGGACGTCGCATACATGTGGATGCAGCTGATCGGGGGCGGCGCGATCACGGCCTCGCTCACCGTCGGCCGCTCGAACTACTCCATCTCGCTGTACCTCGAACGGCTCGGCGCGGTGCTGGTGTTCGTGTCGAGTCTGGTCTATGTCCTGTCCGTCGTCGATTACAACTCGGGCCCGCCGACGTCGTCGGGGGTGTGGTTGGTGATCGGCTTCGGCATCTATTGCGGGTTCAGGGTCGTCGAGATCACCCAAACGTTGCGCGAAGTGTCTGCGCAGATGAAGAGGCGGCGATGACCCTTGCAACCCTGATCCAGCTCGTCATCACGGGTGGACTCGCCGCGGCGATCACCTCGGTGGTGTCCTGGCTGAAGGATCGTCGTCGCAATGCGGCGGACACGAACCAGATCGTGCAGGGCATCTACGCGGGATCGGTGAAGTTCGCCGACGACCAACTCGCTACGGTGCGGGCCGAGCTCGCGCTGTGTAACCGCAAGTGCGACGCGTTCTCGGACCTCGTTCTGCAGCTGATCGATCAGACGATGGATCAGCCGGCGGCGTTGGCGCGGCACCGCGAGATCCAGCGCTGGCAGACCACGAGCTGACGTCAGCCACTCCTGCTTTCAATCCGGTGCCGACGTGTCGGTGCCGTCTCCTGTGCACCAGAAAGGTCCCCGATGGCTGGCTTCAACTTTGAGTTGCCGATGACCCTGAAGCTGCGACTCCACGATCAGTGGGACATCCGCACGACGGGCCGCGGTCTCGCCGAGATCGAGGGCGGCGAAATGGACGTCGACGTCCTCGCCTACAAGGGCGACCCCGGCGACGCCGGCCGTGACGGCACCCCGGTGCAGATCCACCGCGCACAGATCCCGGCCGACATCCCAGCGATCGGCACCCTGTCGCCGGAGTGGATCGGTCACGGCTGGCGTGTCGACGGGTCCCGCGACGTGAAGATGGTCGTCGAGGAATACCCGGGCGGACCGGTCAAGTTCGACACACTCACCAACTACCTCGGCGACAAGGGCGACACCGGCGCAGTCCCGACGTTGACGGTGCGGTCGGTGACCTCGACGACCGAGGGCAACGGATCGGTCGAATTCGAGGAGATCTCACCGGGCGCGTACGCAGCTGACTTCGTGCTGCGTAAGGGCGACACCGGCGCGCCGTCGACAGTCCCCGGCCCTGCTGCTGCGGTCGAGGCCGCGACGGACTACGAGGACGACGACACCGCGGCGGTCACCGGTGATGTGCTGGCGAAGCGGGCGGACGGTAAGTGGGGTCCCCGCAAGATCTTCCAATCGCCCGGCGTCTACAAGAAGGCAGGCTCGGCTGAGGACTGGCTGGCTGTGAACTCGGGCAACGGGTGGGCGGGGGAGTACCTCTCGATCGTCACGATGCCGATGCCGGCGCAGCCGTTCGCATGGGAGCCGGAGGTCGACGGCATGGTCGAGTTCTTCACCACCGCGAACGTGCGCATCGACTTGGAGTGCCGCCTCGGTGCGGTGTCTGGGCCGTTGCTCGCGCGTGGTCCGGCGATCGCGATCACTGCATTCCAGAATCAGTGGATACCGCGTGTGCTCTCCCGCGCGGCGGAGGAGACGATCTCGGTGCCGACGTCGTCGTCGACGATCGTGCCGAAGAACACCGCGGTGAACATCTTCCTGATCGCGCGCAAGATCGAGACGACGGCTCAGACACGTCTCGAGACGCGTAAGGAACGCGCCTACTTGCGGGTCCGCCCGATTCCGGTTCCGGTGTAGGCCTGTGCCCGAGTACTTCGCTCCGAACAATCCGGACATCGGCTACAACGGTCGCGATCAGGACAAGCCCACCGGTATCCAGATCGGCAACTCCGAGACGCTCCGCGCTCTCGGTCAGGTGTTGGCGGGGGACCAGGGTTTCGAGAACACCCCGGACGCGCAGGACCGCGAGTACACCGCGCAGGTTCTGACGGCGGGACTGGCGGCGCGGGTGCAGACGCTCGAGGGTCGGATGGCGGCGGGAGCTGAGTACTCCGACAACTTCAACCGCATCAACGCCTCGTCTCTCGGGTCACCGAACCCTGGCGTGATTCCGGTGTGGCAGCAGTTCGGCGACGGGCAGCCGTTGGAGATCATCGACCAGGCCGCGCAGCTCAACCAGTCGGCCCCGTTCAATCTGGTCGACGACGGCACCCGGTATGCGCTGTGCCCGCAGGCGGCATCGTCGCCGAACTACTCGGTGATCGCGATCGTGCACCCGCTCCCGAAGTCGGGGAAGATCGCGACCCGCGCGCGTACCAGCATCTACGGCCGGTGCAACGCGGCCGGCACCGAGGGCGTGTACGTCGACTTCTGGGGCGGGCACTGCGAGCTCGGCCGCTTCACGCGGTCGGGCAACTCGATGACCCGATCGCAGTGGAAGTCCAACGACGAACGGTCCTACAGCCTTTCGTCCACTCCGGAGCTGCGGATGAAGGACGCCCGCTACGTGGTGGTGGTCGATGGCGTCGAGCTGATCGTCCACGACGACGTGTCGGGCTTCCCGGTCGACGGGAACCACAAGTTCTCGATGTTCTCCTGCATGACGTGGACCGGGTTCTTCGGTGCCACACCGGAATTCTCGGCAGGCCTGACCGGTTTCGCGATCCGCGGGAGCGAGTTCACGGCGATCGAGGACGCGAAGGCCGATGCCGGTGCGGCGCTCGAGGCGGCGCAGGGTGCGCAGGAAGCGATCGGCACGGTCGTCGAGGATGCGACCGCGGCCGCGACGTCGGCGGCCGAGGCAGCTGCGGCAGCGATCGGTGCCGCTCAGCAGCAGCAGGTCAACGCAGTACAGGCCGCGATCATCGGTGTGCAGAAAGGCCTCCCGGTCGTCCCGTACCACCACTGCATGACCAACCACGAGTGCACGTTCCACCAGATCTCGCGTGACCGGGATGTCAACGGTCTGTCCGGCGGCGTGTCGAATACGTCCGGTTCGGGGTGGAGCACTCACGATCACGTCCGCGGCACTACCGGCACCCGCACGGGTGACACCACGCTCGACCCTCATGGGCACAACGACAGCTTCGCGGTGACCAAAGCGGACCCGGTGTATCTTCCGCCGCAGAACTCGGTCGAGGCGGGGTTCGTTCGGGTTCAGTGGTCCGGTGGTCGTGGCTCGGTCGTGTACGCGTTGGGCAGCATTCCTGCGTCGTCACCGAACCCGCTCTACATCCTGATCGGACGAATGAATCCGGACGACGGGTCGGTGTTGATCGAGCATGTGTCGCCGGACCAGTCCGCGGCGATCACCGGTCCGGGGGAGCAGATCTACAACCTGCCGAACGAGTTGGTGTTCGAGGCGAACGAGTCGGTGTGGCTGGCTGTTCATCAGCCCGGCCCGGCGAACACGCAGCGCCAGCTGGTCGGCAAGATCAACAACGCACCGATATCGCGTGAGGGCCTGCTGTATCCGCCTCAGATCGCGAATCGGATCATCTCGTCGTCGGTGATCACCGAACAGTCGGTCATCGCATCGACATCGCTGACGTTCCCGTCGGCGGCGGCGCTGTTGTGGATCGGGATCGGGCAGCCGACGAATCTGCCGTTGCCCGAGCGGGTCGTCTATTTCGAGGACTTCTCCTCGGGCTCGATTCCGCCGACGCTCTCACGTCAGGAGGGCGCGGCGGCCGTGGTGGTCTCGGGTGCGATCATGCTACCGAGCGGCCTGATCGACAACGGTCGACGTCGGTATCGGGTCACGGCCAAGATGGCGCGTGACAATCACGAGGTGTCCGGGCAGATCCGGACGCCGACCGCGCGGCCTGCGTATCTCCGCGTCCGCAGCTATGTCGATGTCGAAGTCCGTTCCACGGGTGTGACATTGGCGTATCGGCCGTGGCTCGGTGGTGGTGTGCTGACGTCGCAGGACTTCACCGTCAACTCCGGCGACGTCTTCAAACTGCGCGCCGAGGGCAATGTGTTCACGGTATTCAAGCTCACCGGGACCGATACGTGGACAACGGTTCTCACCTATCCCGACTCGTCGAACGCGATTCCGCGTGGGTCGGCGTACCGCTACACCGAACTCGGATTGAGCCGTTCCGATTTCCTCAATTCCGGTGGCTGGGAATACATCCTGGCCCAGGACCTCCCCGACCCCGAATAGGAGCAGGTCGTATGCGAGCTGTGTTCACCGACGAGGAAGGGTGCGAGTACACCGCGCACCGAGATGGCGAGATGTTGGTGATCACCCGAACCGATGTACCGGACATCTCGTTCGCGGGCCGGGTGGAACCGCTGCCCGCGTACGAGCCGGTGTTCGTGGTGCCCGAGGCCGAACCGTATGCCGGGATCGGTCCCGTTCTCGAAGGTCAGATCGTCCCCGAACCGGAACCCGAGTCGGGGGCCGTGCTCGCTATCGAAGCTCAGGAAGGATCGGCATGACGTCACCGGTGTTGGAGTACGGGCGTGTGGAGGATTGGATCGGTGGTCTCGTCATGGACGGCCTCGACTCCGACGATCTGCCCGATGATGTGGCGCTGACCGGGACGGTCAAGCTCGAACCGATGCTCGCCGAGTCGGCCGGCGGAATTCGTGTGCCGACGATGCCGAAGTGGCTGTCGGTGCAGCCGATCACGTGCTCCTACGTCAACGGTCGGCTGACTCATCGTGGGTTGCCGTACGTGATGCTGCTGGCCCCGAACGAGGCGACCAATCCGACGAACTGGAAGTGGCAGGCCTCGTTCGATCTACGGCTCAACGGTGCGCAGGTGGTGCGTAAGCAGTTCGCGTTCGTGCTCCCGGTCTACGATCCCGATGCCGAATTGGTGGCGGGGCGCAATCCGACGGTCGTGAATCTGACGACGGTGCAGCCGGTGAACGTGCCGGGCTCCGGTACCGGTGTGGTGCAGGGTCCGGCCGGGTTCTCGATCTCCGGTGTGGAGATCGTCGAGGACGGGATCCAGTTCTACCGCGAGGCCCCGGGATCTCCGGGCGGTCAGGTGCCGGTCGGTGTTCCTGTTCCGTTGCCTGCGGGTAGCGGGGAGGTCGCGGACGATTCGATCGACGCGGCCAAGCTCGCCCCGGCGGTGCGCACGAAGGTGGAGTCTGCCCTCACACAGGACGAGGCCGATGCTCAGTACGCAGAGTCGAAGGCTCCGTTCTTCGCTCGGCGCGACGATGCCATCCCGAAGGTGTACGGATACTTCGGTGACCGCGCGAATGCGTATGGTGCAGCTCCGGTGCTGGATTCGGGGGAGCAGACGACGTTCGCCGGTGTCGCGCCGTCGGTGGCGTCGGGAACGCTGACCTCGCTCGGCTCCGGTGTCCGCGCCTCGTACACCCGGTCCCCGGATCTGGGAGCGAATGTCACGCGCATCGGGGGCCGGTTCATGTTCATCCCGGGGTCCGGGAATCGGACGGCCGGAGGTACGGCGTGCATCGCGATCGCGACCGGTCTGATCGATCCGAGCAATATCACCGTCGACATGGCCTGCCATTTCTTCAGCACGCGGACCGCGTGGGCGTTCACGGTGTGGCTGCACGGTGTGGGACAGACCGTTCTCGCGAACGGCACCTACGCGACGGCGTTGGCGGCCGATGCTCGGACCGAGTACGAGATGCAGGCGTGGCTCGACGGCACGACGGCGACGTTCGATCTGCCGGATGGCTCGCGCCGTACGGTGCAGGATCAGCGGGTCGTCGACTACGCGGGTCGGTTCGCGTTCTGGGAGTCGTATCTTCCCGGTGGCGATACCGACGATCTGGCGGCGTTCCGGCATGTGTGGGCCGACACCGGTCCGATTCGTGTGCCGCGTCAGGTCATCGACAAGGTGGAAGCTGACACTCGTTATGTTCCCTTCGAGCGGCTCGCGAAGAACCCGGATCTGCTGATCTCGGGGGCCATCACACGCGATGCGAATCAGGCAGTGACGAGTGCCGCTGTGGTCTGGCCGGACGGCACGCCAGGCACCTTCACGGCCGAAACTCTGTCGAGCGCATTCCCCGGTGCTGTCGACGGATACCGCATCACCTACGGCTCGCCCGCCACGAAGACCTACACCCAACCGACCATCACGCGGAACGCTGCCGGTGCAGCCACCGCCGTACCCGCGATTGTGGTGAGCTGACATGGGCGTACTCGACGCACCAGCACTGTCCCCGAAGACCGCTGCCCTGACCTACCGTTCACGGAAGAACTCCACCATCGTGTGGTGGGGGGACTCAAACACCGCCAACGGCTCGAACGGGTCGCTGTCGACACGGCCCGGCTCGTTCTGGCCGTGGGCGAATATCATGCTCGGCCACCGACTACGCACGCTGAAGAACGCGGGCGTCGGCGGCGAGACCAGCACGCAGATCCTCGCCCGATTCGACGCCGACGTGAAAGCATTCGCCCCCGCCTGGGTACATATCCTCGCCGGAACCAACGACGCGGGAGACACCGCCGTCGCAGTGCCCCTCGCCACGACTCAGGCGAACATCCTCGCCATGATCGACAAGTGCCGCGAGATCGGCGCACGAGTCCTTGTTGGAACCATTCCGCCTCGCAACACACGCACCACCGCATCACGAGCTCATGCGATGGGACTGAACGGATGGATTCGCCAGCTCCCGTACCTGCAACCCGACGTCATCGTCGTCGACTACTTCGGCGTTCTTGCGGACCCGGCCGTCGCAGACAACTGGATTGCCGGTTACGCAATGGACGACAACACGCACTTCCGGGGAATCGGCGCGTGCACAGCAGGCAAGCTGCTGGCTGACACGCTTCGCTCGCTGGTCCCACCACTGATTCGCGTGTCCCGCGTTCACGCCGTCGACCCCACGAACTTGCTCAGCTCGCAGGGGCTATTTCAAGGCGCGGCGGCAGGAACAGCACCGTCCGGATGGACAGCATCCAATGCGTCGTACATCTCCGGTCTCGTCGACCGGACAGATGGAATCCCAGGCAAATGGTTGCAGGTCGTGGTTCCGGACGGAGGCACGTTCTCACTGTCCCGCAACGGTGACCCTGCCGTCGCGACCGGCGAGACTGCAATCTTCGCCGTCGAGTTCGAGGCGACCGGATTGCAGGCGGTCGCCACCTCGGGCACCCAGTATCTGGCTGCGGAGTTCAACGTGCCGTCAGGGATCTTCCCGTCCGAGCTATCGCACGTATCAGGGGGCTCCGGCGATCCGATCCACGGAAACATGGCGCGCTCCGGCGTCCTGGAAACCCCGCCCTACACGCGGCTGGCGGCAGACACCCAACTCCGCCCGATGATTTCCATCGCGGGCGGCGGAACCTACCGGTTCGCGTGCGGAACGGTCACGAAGCTCTAGACGATGTTGCTCGACGCGTAGTCGGCGGCGCACTCCTCGCTGCACACCCCCGACTGCGCGTCATCGCGCAAGATCGTGTCGCAGCCCAAGCACCGACCGTGGCGAAGCTTCTCGTTCGCGATCATCTGACGGATCTTCTCGAACATGGTGGACCTTCCTGAGAGAGGCTGCGATGCCGACCGACAGCCACAACAGCATCGCAGAGCTGGGCCATGCGAGCGCATCGAAGATGAAGAACTGGGCGAGCCACACCCCGATCACAACACGGGCCGTGCCCCGGTCTCGACGGATGGCTGCGATGAGTATGCCTGAGACCAGCAGTGTTCCGGCGAGACCGTATTGAATGAACAGCAGCAGGAACTGGTTGTCGATGGCAATGAAGCGATCGGACTGCAGGAGACCGGCGTTCTGCAGGCGAGGTGTCGAAGCACTGCCGTCACCGAACATGAGGGTGGGGAAATCTCGAATGTTGAACAGCTTCGGCACGACCTCGAGGGCCCCGGCGCGGTGCGAGTACGAACCACTGTCAAAGAACTCTGCGATGCGCTCGGAACCGAGGATTGCTGCGACGAGCAGGATCGGGATACCGAAGAACATTGCCCGACCGAGCATGGCGGTCCAGGTCCGTGCGCCCCACAGGATCAGCAGGAGGGCACCGAGAACGATGACTGCGTTGCGACTGCCGGACGCCAGAATCCCGGCGGTGAGCACTGCCAGAAGGGAGAGGCGAGCAGGTAGGCGCGGCACTGCGTCGGTGGCAATCGTCAAGGTGACCGCCATGAGCGCTAGCGCGGCGAGGACGAGGGGGTGCCCTAGCGTTCCTTGCGCTCGGGCGAATCCCTCGATCAATTCGGATCGGATCGCAACGGACTCCCCGTCTGGCATCACCCGCGCCCCGCGCCACAGTGGCTCGATGCCGGCCATCACCTCGACGACGGCATAGGCGCATTGGGCTGCCGCGATGCCGATTACCCACTGGAACACCGGTCGGACGACGTTGTGCTGCACCAGCGATGCGCCGAGGATCGTGCCTGAGGCAGCGATGCCGACCATCGATCCGAGCGCGAGCCACTGGTACGTGTCGTCGGCGCGAAGGTTGGCGATGCAGCCGACGACCAGGAACGCTGTTCCGGCGACACCTGTCGATGGGTGCAGTGTGGTGCCACCATCTTTGATCACGACGCCGATCGTCGCGATAGCGATGAGAGCGAGGACGGGGAGCCGTAGCGAGGTGTCTGCGCCCGTCAGTCGAAGTACTGGGATCAGAGTAAGAATCGCGATCACAGCGACAGTCGCGGCGAGTGTCAGATTCGCGCTGGATGGTCGGTGCACCTTCGCATTGTGCCGCACCCGGACGGAATTGCTCGTCTCAGCGGAGGTTCGACCGCACTCGCTGCACGAACCATCGGGCAGTGTCGGTGATCTGACGGGTTTCGTACCAATGCAGGAACGGTCTGTCGATGAAGGCCCAGATAACAAGGATGGCGATTGCAGCTCCGAGGTAGACCCATCCCGCGCCACCGAGTGCGAGTCCGGCCAGATAGAAGACTGCGAGGAGCAGCACCAGCTTGCATACGGTCTGGGCGGGCAGCGGTGGTCTGTCCATGCGCGACATCATGCCGTACCGCCCGCCATTAGGGTTCCTCAGTTGGCGTAGTAGCCGTCGATGTAGGAGTCGATCGCGGCGTGTGTCGGCTTCTCCTTTGCAAGGATTCCGCGAACTGCTTCCGGAAGGTAGTCGCCGTCGCCCTCGGTCTGATACCGCTTGGCGAGCTTCACGGTCAGACCGCCCTCCTTGAGCATGGTTTCAAGAAGAGTCCAGGACGAGTCATTGCTGGTTGCCATGAAGCGAAACATTACAGAGTCGGCTGTTTGAACGACCCTCTCCGAACGGGCGCATAACGCGAGGTGTTGTAACAGGTGTTGGAACACCGCAGTTGACGGGTGTTCCAACACCGGGCTAAGATTGACGCATGTCAAACACCGAAATTGAAGTGACACCGGAAATGGTTCGGGCGGTAGCTGGATTGATCTTCGACACGGGGCTTCCCGCGTCGATTGCTCACGAGCTGACCGGCATGGCCGAGCAGATGGAGAAGGAAGCCGAAGAGCCTCGCCGGTACTGCGCCGGCCGTCCGGTCTTCTTCGCCGATGACATCGCCGAAGCAGACGGGGAGCCACTCAAGATGTACAGCGCACGTCCCGACCCGGATGGGCTCTGGACGGTCTGGTCCGACGAAGGCTTGATCGAGTGGCGCTACCGGGCCGAAGAGCTGCGTTTCCTGGGCGCACGTACGACATGAGTGTTGGAACACCGGCTAACGTTCCGCGTGTGCCGAACAAGCCCAAGACCACCATCCGCGGATTCCGTATCGACGACGACCTGTACGACGCGGCTCGCGCTGCGGCTGAGTTCAACGGGGAGACGTTGTCGGATGTGGTGCGGCGTGCACTCGTCGGGTACGTCAAACGCACCGACAAGAAACGAGGTCGGGAGTAATGCCGAATCCGGAACGAGTTCAGCGGAAGCGGACGAAGGGTTGGCGGATGCCGAAGGGTGCCGTCTATGTCGGTCGACCAACCAAGTGGGGCAATCCCTATCGAGTCGGCGACGAAAGCGCATGGATCGGTGCGGACCTGCTATTCAGTGGTGATGACGGCGAACCACTAAATGCTCGTGACACCGTCGAGCTGTTCTCGGCTGCAATGGGGCGATACGTGCTTGCAGTCACTCCCGAGCAGGTTCGAGCGGAGCTGGAGGGCCAACTACTGGTGTGCTGGTGCCCGCTTGATCAACCGTGTCACGCAGACGTCTTGCTGGAGCTCGCAAACGGCACATAACAGTAGGTTTGTCCCCACCGTGGGGACACATCAGAGGTAGGGTGTAGCCATGATGGAGTTCATGCCCGACGGCAAATCGCAGACCGGAGATCCGTTCTGGCGGCTATTTCTGAGTGACCACGAGAACGAGGATGGTCGCGCCCAGTGGGATCCCGATACGGGGAAGATCAGCCTGCTGGGTGTTCCGTACTCGCTGACCGAGGATCACGTCGAGAAACTTGCGACAGCACTCCATCGGTTCCGCACATGGAGGATCGCTACACGCAAGGCTGAGCGCTACGCAATCACCGAGGACTCGGAAGGGCAGCCGACGATTCGCATCATGGATCAGCCGGTGCGCGTCTCCGAGGAGTTCTTGCGCGACATACGCAAACGGTGACTCCGCAGAAACGCGGCGTTGTCCCGACGGTCGAGGAGCAGCGGTTACGTGCTGCGGTGATCGGCGCGGAGGCAGCGGAGAAGGAACTGCACGCCGCTGTCGTGGCCGCGCTGATTGCGGGCGGGTCGGTCCGGGAAGTCGCCCGAGTCTCCGGCATCAGCGTCAACACGATCGAGCGTTGGGGTCGTGCGGGTGGTTGGCCGTCGAAGGAGCAGTCGGCGGCGTGGGCGAAGGCGAGAGCCGACCAGGAAGCACTCCGGGCGCGGCAGGCAGAAGCACGACGACGACTCGAGGAGATGGACCATGAGTGAGGCAGCGCAGGAGTCCGAATCGTGCTGGACGTGCGGTGGCGATTGGGATGACTGCCGACACTCGTCCTACTCCGCGTACCTGCCGAGCGCCCCTGAATGGCTCAGCTGGAATTGCGTCGATGCCGAGACAGGGTCTGTGAAAATCACCCTCGTCGACTGGCTTGGGCGCGTCCGTGGCGAACAGAAAATCGCGGTCGATCTCTACGGCACTGGAGGCGTCAGAGAAGCCGGTCAACGTCTGATCGAGCGCGACGCGACACGGCTCTGGTATCCCATGCGTCCCTCACCCGCGGACACCTGAACTGCAGAGAAGTGTGCCCGAGGCTGTGTTGCATTGGCGCGCATAATATTGCTCGAGCAGCGATATTATGCGTGCGTTTGCAACACTCCGGCACAGCTCACCGGGTGGCAGTATTCTGGCCTCATGCTCGTACAGGAGATGCGCACCGGTAGTCGGACCATGAGGTGGACGTGTGGCCGCGAAGGCTGCGACTTCACCGCCGTCAAGGACATCACCGACGCGCAGCCCGGCGAGCACTTCGACCTTCCTGAGATCGACGCCCACAACTTCGAGGCCCACAGTGCTCGCCAGTACGTCGGGCTCGACGTTCGTCGCGAGCCGTTCGCGGCCGTGTCGCTCTCGGACCTGATCGTCGACGAGGACGAATCTCGATGACCGACGGCAACACGTTCACCCCGCCCGCCGACGAAGGACAGGCCGGCTGGGTGCTGCTCCCGGACGGCCGCTACGGCTACCGGTACGAGGGCTCGGACGACGTCATCATCCACAACACACGTGAGGACGGAAGCGGCTATGACGCTGCACGTTGACCTGAACATCAACGCCGACTCGATCGGATCGCTTCACGTCACTCGAATCCTGAGCGGGCCAGATGGAATTCACGAGTACCGCGTGGAGTACCGGGACGAGAACAACCACTTCTACGTCGAGCTCACACACCAGGAATCCCGTGGCGCATTGGAGCTCACGCGCCTCGCGATCGAAGCAGTGCAGGCAGAGCAGACGCGACAGGCGAAGGGGATCATCGATCAGATGAAAGCAGTCTCGCGGTCGCGTGACATCATTGCCGACCTCGCGATCTAGCTAGGGTCCGATCTCGACCAACTGGATTTCTTCGACGTCCTGCACCGACTTCCTGCCGGATTGAGTCCACGTTTCGCGCCCGGTCTCGGCGTCGCACTCGTAGGTCCATTCCGTGACCCATGGCCGACTGGCCATCGCACCCTCGAGCGTGGCGAATGGCTCGGCCATGCCACCGCGCGCTTCGTAGCTGATGGTGTCGACGAGGTACACGGATGCCATGACCTGATTATGCCCGGTTATCGGGCGCGGCCGTCGAAACTGCTGTCGGTGCATTCGGCGGTCATGGGTGGGAAGTGGGTCACCGCGCCGCATTCTCGGCATGTATGGGTTCTGTGGTGGTGGATCTCGCAGGAACAGGCCTGCGATCCGACGAGGACCCGGCCGGCGCGTAGTGCGTGACCGCGCGGGCAGTGCGTCGGTGCTGGTTCGGCCCATCTGTCGCCGATCCGGTACAGCTCCACAGGCGCGCCTCCCAAACGTAGTCGCGGGACACGATCCAGGCTTCCCTTCCCGACCGCGTCCCGCTGACAATCAAGCTAGCAGAACTCGAACACCCGTGCGAACCGATGCGTGAGGTGGTGGCGCTGATGGCTGCTGGTGGCCCAAGAACTGATCGGTGAGTATCGCCCGATCGCAACGCTTCTCAACAGGAGGAGGTGTCGCCCTGTGTGGTGGCAGATAGGCGGAGCGGTCGCACTCGCGGCCGTGCTCGCATCGATGGAATACAACCGAAGGAGCATCATCATGGCAGTAGGAATCGAATCCGCCAAGGCCATCGCCGAGGTCCGGGAGGCCATCGCGATCGAGGTCGATCAGGCAGCGACGAAGATCATCGAGGCGACCGGTGCCGACGCGGATACCGCCGCGGAGATTCGCACGTTGCTCGATCCCGTCAAGGGCATCGTGCCCGACGCCGCCGTCGACAACAGTGGTAGTGACACCGGCGGCACTCTCGAAACGGGAGAGGTCAGCGTGAACGAGACCGGCACGGACGAGACCGTTCTCTGATCTGACCGGTCTGCTCGACAACGAAGCCCCACTCGCAATCCGTTGCGGGTGGGGCTTTTTCGTGTCCGAAATCGGTACCGGTGTGCCCGTTTCGGGCGTACTGTGGCGAGAATTAGAAGCGGCCCCGGCCGGTGTTCGAGCACCGGACGAGGCCTTGCCACCCACCAATCCTGAAATTGGAGTGTGACCGTGCTGAACGGTACCGTGCTGTCCGCTGTCCCGCAGTCGTTGACCCCGATCGATCGCGAATTGTACGTCGAATCGTTCCTGCAACGCTGGGACGGGAACACTCGGGTGTCGTACCGATCCGACATGGATATCTTCCTGTTGTGGTGCGACAGAACAAGACTCGACATGTTCGCGGTGCAAAGGCCGCACCTCGAAATGTACATGCGACACCTCGCCGAGGAACGACACAACTGCGCCTCGACCATCCGGCACCGGATGGGCACACTGAAACTGTTCTACGAGATCGCCCTGGACGACGACCTGGTCACGAAAAACCCTGCGCGCCTGCTGAAATTGCCGAAAGATCGTCGGGACACGAACACGAAGGTGCACCTGGACCGCAACGAACTGCAGGCTGTGTGCCGCCAGGCGTACGACTCCTCGCCCGTGGACTACGCCCTCGTCGTCATCATGGGCTACAACGGTTTACGAGTATCGGAGGTGTGCAGCCTCGACGTCCCTGATGTTCTCGGCTACTCCCGTGGCCATCGCGTCATGACCTTCACCCAGAAGGGCGGCGCGCGGGCCATCGTCCCGCAACCCGCCGTCGTCATGCGGGCAATCGATGCGGTCGTCGACGGCCGCACCGAGGGTCCGCTGCTTCGGCGGCGCGACGGATCGCGCATGGTCCGGCACTCGGCCGCGAAAGTGTGCACCCGTGTGGCCAAACATGCCGGGATCGCGATGCGTGTGACGCCACATACGTTCCGGCACAGCATGATCGTGAACGCGATCGACGCAGGTGTCCCACTACGGGAGGTGCAGATCGCCGCGCGTCACGCCGACATCTCAACGACCATCGGCATCTACGACCGCGGCCGCCGGAACCTCGACACCCATGCCGCACACACCCTCGCTGCGTATCTCGGCGCGGTGGCGTGACTGGGTGGGGGCTTAGGCCTCACTCAGCTGCATGCGTGAGGTGTCACCGTCGTAGCTCCAGAGAAGCTTCCATCCATCCCACTCGGCGGTTTGGGTACCGTCGATCGGCCGTGTCTCCTTGATCTGGAAGTCGACGTTGGACGGTGCGGATGACTCGGTGAGAATGCACGTGTAGATGGCTTCGGTCGACTCGGTGCCCGGGTCGAAGTTGTACTCGAGCGAAGTCCCATCAGTTGCCATGTCGAGTGTGGACGACGGACCGCACTTGTCCACGATCTGTTGGGCGGTGACCCGTGATGGTTCCGGGTCACCGCCACAGGCGGAGACGAGGAGTGCGAGCGGAACAAGACCGGTCAGGATTCGAATGTTCATGGAAACTGTGTAGCAGACATTGCCTGAGCTGTTGCTACGGGCGGCGCACGTTGTGCCGACACGTCATTCGCACGAATGAATGGGATTCGCCTCCGATTCAGCGCATGAGCCGTGCCCGAGTTATCCGGCTTGCCGTGCAGTGCGAAACGAGGCCGCGAGATCAGGCATCTCCTGTTCGCTTGCCCGCACTGTGGTCAGCAATGGTGCGGGTGCGGGTGCGGTTACCGGTGCCGGATCCACGATTCTGTTCGGTCGGTGTGCAAGTAGGTATGTCAGGTGGGTGACAGCCAGCAGCGACAGTGGCGGTACTGCGGCAACGAGGATGCGGACGGCGACGGGCAACTCCCCGGTGTACGTCGCGTGCAATGAGTTGCCGGCCAATGACAGGCTCGCGCCGATAGCGAGCAGAGTCCAGGCGTACCAACGGTGTTCGTCGAGTGCGACGACGGCGATGGTGGCGACGAGGACCAGGCCGTCGACGATCAGCGGCCACACCCAGGCCTGCCCGGTCGGTACGCCGGATCTCTCGGCGAGGTCTCGTAGTGCGGTGAAGCTGAGCCAGAACGCGCCGAGCGCGATGAGGATGGTTCCTGCGATCGATGCCGCAGTGAGGAATCGGGACAT